TTCCAACCCCCGAGGGGGTGGCCGTCTGCCACGTGGTCTAAGAGGTGCCATGGTTGATTGTTGCCGATTATCAGCGGCTCACCTCCATCACCTATTTTAAAGGTTTCGGCATTCGGCACCCAGTGCTGCCGGCCGCGACCGTCCAACAGATCGTAAACGAGGGATAGAATTTCGAATGTTGGATGTTGTACGTAGTTGCGGACGCCTACGGCGCTAAGGCCCTTATTATCCCCGTTCAATCCGGGCAGGTTATCCAGCTCAACCTTTGGCTCAACCCATTTTGGCACGGGCGGGAGCTGGATGGGGTTCTTACGGCTGATTCGTTGTTTGACCCATTTGTAGTACCCAGGCACCTGTATCCAACGGTAACCCGCTTCAGAGTAGGTCTCGAAGTCACAGGATGGTACCAGCGTGCTCCATCCGTGCAACGCGGCGCGACGTGGGTAATTCATGGGTTCCAATTGCCGATTTCTAACACGTCATCAGCGTGGCTCATGATGTGAATCTTGCTCAACTCCTCCTTGACCGTCGTACGCATCGGGTTTTTAAACCGCTCCATTGCCGTGTTGAATTTGCGCACATATTCCAACACTTCGGCAGAAGGCTCTGTCTCCGTGACTTCAACCCCACACAACGCGCATTTCGTCATTCGAATCTCCTGTTTATAAACAGACAAATTGGAGAGGGTTCTGTTCAAAGGCTTCCCAGATCCCCGCGATGCCTATACCGCGTTACCCTGTTTTATATTTCAGGGTCCCTCTCCAATTCGCCCATTTCCCGCAAGCTGCCCCGGTCATTAACCCAGGTTAAGAGTGAGCAACAGCTTGCGGGCGGGACGCGGTCAGTGTGTGAAATGACCTTACTGAATATACCCCTCAGCGCGTAGTTGCGCATCTGTCCATTTGTTGGCGACGAATGTCGCGTACGGGATATTCCCCGCCTTCGGCAACATCACCGGGCCGGCCGCTGCAGGTGGTGCAGGTGCCGCGGGCGGTGGCGGTGGTGGCGCAGCTCCTTGATTGAGGAACGACGGCGCAGGCGTCACATACGTGGGCGTGGCGGCCGGCCCAGGCGGGGGCGGTGGGCTAGAAGGGTATGCTACACCCGCTGTCGTCGGGGCCGGGGCACCCGGTAAAGCAGGGGGTGCCGGTGGCGGGGCAAATCCCCCTGGTGCAGGCGCAGGGGGCAGAGCTGCACCGGGCACACCAGGGTATCCACCCAGAGCCGCCCCAGGCGTAGGGAAAGCTGCACTTGGCTGCGCAATGGCCGGCGCTCCCACGGCCTGTACGCCACTCGGCAGCGCGGCACGACCGAAACCGGCCACCGTGCGCGGGTCGGTGCCGCCACTATGGATTTCCTTATCGATACCACGAAGCATGATGAACTCGGCGCCAACGTAGATGCCGGGGTTACGCTGAGTCTCGTTTGTGTCGATCTGAGCAATAACCTCAACCCAAAATCCGCACTTGACCGCGCCGGGCTCCATCAGTGGCATAAAGTTGGTATCGATCATCTTGGGCGGGATCGGGCTGGACAGCTTCACAATCCAATTGCCCTTGAAGCCTTCCGTGTTCGCGTTTATACGGTTGTTTTTATTGGGTTTGGTGCTGTCACCATCCTCAATTTTCCATGAGAAATCGTCGCGCGCCATTTGGCCCGTCTGCGGGTTGATCAGTGTTGGCCACACTGCGTGCCCAAACTGCCAAATGACTGTGCCCCACTCCGTTTGCGCCCAGTGTGTGTGCCCGGCGATTTTCGGCACCGCCAGCGCAATGTAGTAGGTGATCTTGGGTTGACCGGCTTTCGGATGGCCCGCCGGGAATACCCGCTTTTGCTTCGTTTCGTAGTCGGTATCATTCGCCTTGTACGGATCGCCTTGGACGACGCGCCCAAAGATGCCTACTTTGATTTTATCGACCATGTGTTGCATTTCTCCAGTTAGGATTTTTCAGGGGTTGATGCGTACCCAAACGCCTTGCGGAATTGGGTTTCATCGTCGGGTATCAGTTTCATACCTCCTGAGGGGCGGTGAGAGTATAACTTCACCGTTGCCTCGTCAATGCCCGCTTTAATGGCCTGCGTGGGAGTAACCAATTGCTGCGGCTTACGCACATCAACACCTAACATGTGGCCCATAGCAACCAAGTGTTGTATAGGCGTATCCTTGTTCCACGTGCGCCGGCCTTCTACGGGCGCATACCGCCAAAACGGTACTTGTTGGCCCGCGTTGATGGATGCCTCAGCCCGAGCACGTAGGCCGTCGTAACGCCCTTCTAACATTTTGAGCGCCCATTTCACAAGGCGCAGCTCTACGCCCACGGCTGCGGGTGTCATGGCGTCAGGCTCGGCTTTGCCAACGTACTGCAGTACGTTACTGATGGATCGGCGATAAGTGCCGCAGTCGGCGTTTGCCCGGCAATCAACACAGTGCGGGCCACTGATGGTGCGCGGTGATTCAGATAAGGCTTCGACCACGGCGGGTACGATCACCGTCACCGCGTACCGATACAGGTCCGCCAGCATCAACGGCCGATTGTCTAATGTGCGCCACTCACGCACGGGCCCCTCGTGGTGAAACGCGCGCGGTTGGACGATGGTAAGGCATACAGGCGTTTCCCACGCGAGCTGTAGCCGCTCCTGTACGCCCAGCGCATAGGCAATGAGCTGCGGGTTTTCGAATACCTCCACGTGTCGATAGCCGTATTTGTAGTCTACGACTTTGAGTAATCGGACTGTCGGGGCACCTAGATCGTGTGAAGTTGGTATGTCTACAACACGCCAATAGTCCGGCGTACCCCAACACTCCGGTATGATGTGCTTGGCGCTCACTGGTTCCTCAAATTGGCCATTGCCGGTAAACTGAGCCTCCCCAGCGTACATAATGGCGCCGTCTAACATGTCATCATCAATTTCCCATGTGCGGCCGGCGTGTATGAACCTGTCGCCAACCTTGGGCTCCCACTTGCGCGACGCGACTCCCATAGCCACGAGGTGGGCCGCCTGACCTTCTAACTCTTCATCGGTGTCAGGCAGCGCGGGTACTAACTCCTGCATCTTGACGGAACCGGGGCACGCGACCGTCAAGTGCAGACCGCTGGGCGCAATTCTCGCGTGTGCGCCCATACGTCACAGCCCTATCATCAAATCGAAAGCAGCCTCGATCTGAGGGATAAGTGCCTCGTATTGCGACGTCCCCAGCGCGTTCAAGTTGGGAGCGCCGTACTCCTGCACCGTGGGCTGTACTCGGCGCGGGTCCAACCTGCCATTAGTCGTAGCAGCCATCAACTTGTCCATCAGCCTTTTGTATGCGGATACAGCGCCAACGGCGGCGTTACCGGCGGGTTGTGCAGGTGGTGCAACGGGTGCGAGTGCAGAAACCGGCACTGTTGGGAGTGGAGACGGTGCAGGCACGGCAAAGCTAAGGGGAACTCCCGGCGGCGGGGGCGTAGGCACGGGACCGGGGGGAGGCGGCACCGTTTGTGCTGGCCGGTTCGGATCACTGGGCAAATAGCCGAGGGTTGGATTGTGCGCGTCGGAATATGTTGGCGCGGGGCTGCTAACAATCAACTTAGGCGGTGGCGGCGGGGGCGGCATCAGCCCAGCAACGGCATTCAACTGTGCGGCATTGTCAGCAGTAGGGCTGTATCCCGCGTGAGACGCAACGCGGCGCGCACTCAGCTCTTGGATGACTTGTTGCGCGAAGGCCGGATCTAGGCCCTTTTGCAGTTTCCAAGTACCGTCTCTCTTCTGGCCCTTGCCCTTTTGATGGATGCGCGCATCCCACGGCAGGCCGGAACGGTCAATTTCAGCCGCAGCTGCCACAGGTCTCGCCGTCGGGGTCGCGGGGGCCGATGTAACCGCGGTAGGGGCACTCGCACGGGGTGCGGGCGACGGGGCGGGTCCTGGGGGTCCCGGAAAGGGCGGTGCCGGCGGAAAAGGGACAACGTTTCCGTTACGTTCTTCAATGCCTGCCACGGCGGGTGGCGTAAGAGGTTGAGGCACCGCGGGCGGCAACGGCGCGACCGGCGTCGAATACAACACCGTATCAGGCGGTGGCGGCGGGGGCACCTCGAATTTAGGCGCGCGCTCTTTCACTGGCACCGGAGCTGCTTTCACAGTTCCGGCCGGAACTGAAGCCTCGAACTCGGGAATGTCACCGGCTAACATCAGGAGCGCGGCGGCGCCAGCGCGAAACTGCTGCGGGCCATCGGTAGTAGTATCGAACTCAATTTTCATTTTTCAGCCTCTTGGTAGGCGTGGGGTTGACGGGAGGCGGACCTTACGCCAGACTGACGCCCCCGTCAACTGTGGAGATGGGACATGAAAGTCCAGCGCTACGTCGTGTTGCACGAGCCTCGCCAAAATTGGGCATGGGTAGTCACTGATCACGGCGGCCCGTCAGTTGCCAGATGTAAAACAGAGAAAGAAGCCGAACGCGTAGCCGACGCTCTCAATCTGGCACGTCGCGTAGCCGCTTTCAAAGCGCCGGGCGTTCATTGGTTCGAGAGCCTTCAGGATGATGCGAGAGAGCTACTTAAATAATGCCACTCTACGATTTCCAAGAGCAAGTCAAGAACGAGACCTACGCGCGTTGGCAGGAGCCGGACGTGTTTAACGTCATTGCCTCCATGGCCACGGGCGGCGGGAAAACGGTCACGTTTTGTCAAATCGTCCAAGATTTCAATGCCCCCGCGTGTATCATCGCCCACCGTCAGGAGCTAGTCTCTCAGGCGTCCCTAGCACTCAACCGGGCAGGCATACAACATGACATCATTGCGCAGTCGGCTACTCGACAGGCTATTATTCGCGTTCATTACGATACTGATGGCGATAGTCATTTTCGTCGCGGCGCTCCAATACGTGTTGCAGGCGTGGATACCCTGCTTAACCACGATCTTACAGACCGATGGCTGTCGCAGGTTGGCCTTGTCGTGCCTGATGAAGGGCACCATGTGCAGCGCGAGAATAAGTGGGGAAAAACCATCGGGATGCTCCCGAATGCCCGAGGATTTTTTCCTACCGCTCACCCCCTACGTGCTGACGGCCGTGGCCTGGGTCGCAACAGCGATGGGTTGGGGGACGCTATTGTTGTGGGGCCGCATGCTCGCCTACTCATCAACCGAGGTTTTCTTACTGACTATCGCCTGTTCTGCCCATCTAGTGACATTGATTTTCATAACCTTGATGTCGGTCCAAGCGGTGAGTACAGCGCACCGAAGCTGCAAGCCGTTACCCACGCGTCCAACACCATTGTGGGGGACGTTGTTAAATCATACCTCAAGCTTGCCCCCGGTAAGTTAGGTGTCACGTTCGCGGTTGATGTCAAAGGCAAAAACGGCGCACAAGCCATCGCAGCGGCGTACAACGCGGCGGGCGTGCCCGCGCAGGTCATTACGGCAAATACGCCCATCGCTGTTAGGGCCGACTACATGCGCCAATTTCGGGCCCGTCTTTTGCTTCAGCTCGTATCCGTGGATTGCTTGGGTGAGGGTGTTGACGTGCCTGCAATTGAGGTTGTCAGCATGGTCCGCAAAACCGCCAGTTTCCAACTGTACGCACAGCAATTTGGCCGCGCGCTGCGCGTTATGGTCGGCGACGAACACCAAAGGAACTGGGGTAGTTACACAGATGAACAACGACTTATTGTCATTGCTAATTCAGCTAAGCCGAAAGCGATAATTATTGACCATGTTGGAAACTACGCGTTTCATGGACTTCCTGACGTTCCTCGCACTTACAGCTTGGATCGCGCTGAGTGTCGCGCGCGCCCGAAGGCCGGCCCGGAATCCCTTAAGGCGTGTCCTCAATGCACACAGGCGTTCGAGAGATTTTTGTCCACATGTCCCTATTGCGGTTTCGCGCCCGAGCCCCGTGGCCGAGGCACGCCCGAGCAAGTTGAAGGCGATATCATCGAATTATCTCCTGAGGTGCTGGCTAGTCTGCGTGGTGAAATTGCGCTTTTGGATGGCTCGGCGCCTGATTACGGTCGCGATGTGGTTGGAAACTCTGTCCGCAAAAATCATCACAACAAACAGTCGGCGCAATTGACTCTTCGGGGCGTGATGGCCATATGGGCGGGCTGGCGTTTCAAGCTTGGTGAGAATATGAAGGACGCCAACCGCCGATTTTGGTATACCTACGGCATGGACGTTCTAACTGCGCAAACGTTAGGTGTTAAAGATGCCGCCGAGCTGCAGGCCCGAATACAGACCGAGTTACAACAGAATTACGTAGAGGTGAGAACATGAGCAGTCAAGTCAGGTGCAACGGGTGCGGGAAACTATCGCCCATCGTGGCGCCCTGTTGCCCGCACTGCGCGGTAGCACGTAAGGGCGGCCTATGACTCTCATAGAGTGGGCTGAGAAATGGCGCATCCCTGATGCCGCCATTGCCGAGCTGTGCCGTTCTACGCTCCATGAGGGGCCGCGCGAGCCTGGTGACAAAGAGGGTGTTGTACAGTCTGATATTCGTTTGAAGGCTGGGCGCACGTCTCTGCTACCGTGGGGACAGCACACGTACTTGTATCGGAATAACCGGGGGGCCGGCAAACTCACAAACGGCTCATACGTGCGTTGGGGCTTGGCGAATGATTCGGAACGGCTTGGCGCATCGGTTAAATCAGCCGATTTGATCGGATGGGAGCAGGTGCGCATTACGCAAGAGCACGTGGGCTCAGTCATTGCCCGGTTTCTCTCCATCGAAGTCAAACGGCGCAATTGGAAGTTTGCGGCATCTTTGGAGGAGTGTGCACAAGTGCATTGGGCGTCTGTTGTGAACGCCCAGGGCGGCCGGGCCGTTATTACCAACACTGACGGGAGTGTGTCAACATGAGTTTTAAGTGGATAATACTAAACACCATTTTAATAGCAGGTTTGGTGTGCGGCTTGGATTACGCCGCATGGGAATTGGGTAAAACCGTTTCCAAACCAAATCATTCGGCCGTGCTCGCAAGCGATGCTAGCGGGCAATGCGAAAAACCTGACGGTCGCGGTGAATACAACGTAAAGGCTAACTCAGGCTGCGACGCCAAGTTATCGGAGGTGGAGGGGTTTCTCATGAAAAACGGCACCGTGTGCGTCGTTCCAAGTACCCAAAAAGCCGGCGACTACGGGAATTGGCACTGTTACATCAAGGCGGCGTTGTGAGCGATTTTCACATTGAGGTTATATGCCACGTCGATCCACCAAAGGATAAACCTTGGATGCGGCCAAAGCCGGAAACCGTGTGGGTTGGTATCGTGCCTTGGATACCGCGCATGGGTGATACCGTGGCGTGGAATGACTGCGGCTATGACAGAGCTGTTAAATACGTCTGCTACGATTTAGACAACCGAAAGGTAACCGTGGAGTTAGAGCCATGAAAATCCTGAAGCAAGGCGAGCCGGCCAAGCTGTACGGCTGCTGCACTAGGTGCAGGACTGTGGTGGAGACTGATGCGAGGGAGGCAACCAAGGACGGTCCGAGTCAATACATGGTGAAGTGCCCAACATGCGGCACGTATTTCCCCGTGTGGGGGCAGGCGGTGCACGTTGATGGTGTTAGGTATCCCCCCGCAAAGCCTGAACCGACGACCACGCGCCTCTGCGGCGCTGGCTTGACACTCCCGTCAGTTAAGTCTTAGAGTGCAGACTCAGCCGAAGATTTTACTATGTTAAAACAAGACATTCTTGCCGCCGCTACCCGTCTCGCCCAGGTGAAGGGCTATCGTCGCGTGACTCGCGAAGAGGTGGCCGAGTCGGCTGGGTGCGTAGAGTCCACGGTGAGCTACCATTTCGGCGACATGGATGCTTTTCGCACGGCGGTTGTTGAGTACGCCGTCGCGAACGAAGTACTAGACGTGCTCGCCGATGCACTCGCATCAAGGCATCCGGCGGCTATCGCGGCCCCTGAGCCGCTGCGGCGCAAGGCCGTCCGATACCTCGCCGACTCCCTGCGCTAACTCGGCGTCCCGCACGCCATGCAAGACACACGCTTACTGCGTGAGCTTTCGCACCTTCGCGCTTTCGTAGTCTGGCGGTTTATTGTCAAGCCAGATAAGCCGAAACCCGACAAGGTTCCGATAGATCCACGCAGCGGCTACCCCATCGACTGGATGGAGTCTGCCACATGGATGTTGCCATTTGAGGCGCTGGCTGCAGCCGATGCGCTGGGCCCGCAGTTCGGGGTGGGACTCGTGGCCGCGCCGGGCTCAGGCCTGTTCTTCGTGGATCTGGACAGCGCCCGGGATCCCAACGGCGGCTGGTATCCCCACGTGCGGGCGTTCGAAGGTCTGTTTCGCGGCGGGTATACCGAAACCTCGGTGTCACTGACTGGGCGGCACATCGTGGTCCGGGTGCAAACAGCGCTCCTGCCGGCACATGGCACCCGCAATTCCGATTTCCGCATGGAGGCTTATTCGCAGGCCCGGTTTCTGGCTTTAACGGGCATAGATGCTGCAGGCTCCCTCGAGCACGATTTTACCGCGGTAGCTCAGCGGTTCCTGACCCAGTATTTCGCGCCGGCTCAGAATCGTCTGACGGATTGGCAGGACGGCCCTGTAGACGAATGGGACGGCCCCGACGACGACCAAGAGCTGATACGCCGCGCTTGTCGATCCCACGGGGCTCGAGGCGCTTACGGCCGTTCTGCACTGTTTGTGGACCTGTGGAACGCGACCCCCGAGATTCTAGAGCGCCAGTTTCCGCCCCAGTCCGCCGGTAAAGCCTACGACGCATCAGCGGCCGACATGGCGCTCCTGAACCATCTGGCTTTCTGGACAGGCAACGACTGCCCGCGCATGGAGAGGCTCCTGAAAGCTTCAGGTCTCGCGCGGCCGAAGCATGACCGGCCGGACTACATGCGTCGCTCGATCCTGGCCGCTTGCGCCTCACAGACCGAGTGGTATAGTGGCGGCGACCGGCATGCGGCGCCCGCCTCCGATCTTGCCGAGACGGACCGTGACGGCCCAGGGTGTGAGCCCCTACCGCATGCGCCTTATTCGGTGCCTGACCCGCCCCAGGCGTCTCCGCCGTCAACGTCAGTTATGGTGAGTGCGGGGCCACCTACCGCCCCCGAACATAAGGCGCCGGCTCTTGCGTCAATCGGAGGCGGTAGGACGGCGCCACTGCCCGCGCTTGGTCCGCTCCCGGCGGTTGGAACGTTTCTCAACATCGTCATGGCGCTCCAACATTTTGAAGGCTGTTGCTACGTGGCCGATATCAACCGCATTCAATTACCGGACGGCACCACGCAGGGTAAGGACCAATTTGACAACCTGCGCGGCAATTGGATGTGGCCAATGGAGCCGGATGGATCTAATCCCACCAACAGCGCGTGGGAGTGTTTCTTGAAGAACCAAATCCACGAGTTCCATAAGGCTGCGGCTCAATACTTCAACCCACGCGAGGCGACTGGCGCAACACGCGTCCGTGATGGACGCACCGAGGTTAATTGTTATGCCCCACTTGATATACGCCGAATTCAAGGGGACCCAGCCCCCTTCGTGCGACACATTCAGCGTTTGCTTCCCCGAGACTGGGAACTCATGCTTTACACACTCGCCGCTAGGGTCCAGTTCCGAGGCATCAAGTTCATGTGGTCACCCTTCCTGCAAGGAACAAAGGGAAACGGCAAAACGCTACTTGCAAAGATACTCGAATACTCTATTGGCCAGCGTTATACGCACTGGCCCAAACCGGAACAACTGGACGAGAAATTCAACCTTGTCCTTACGGATAAAATTATAATTATTGTTGATGAGCTGCCACGCAATGGACTGGAGATAGAGCCCACGCTCAACACACTGGTAACTGCGACACGGTTGGAAATTCGCCCGATGTACGGCGAAAAGATCATGCGGGACGTATGTTTCAACCCGTTCTTTATTTCCAACTACCGCGGTAGCCTGCAGTGCGATCCCGACCAACGCCGCTACGCGCCGTTTTTCTGCGCCCAGCAACACAAGGCGGATCTGGCTCGCGACGGACTCACGAACGACTACTTTCAACAACTACGGCATTGGCTGGAGAATGAGGATGGATATGCCATCAGCGCTTGGTATCTTAGCACCGTCGATATTCCCAGGGCTCATCATCCTGACGTATCTATACGTGCACCGGAAACTACTTCTACGACCGCGGCCTATCGTGCTAGCTACTCGCCAGCCGAGCAAGAGGTTTTGGAGGCAATTGAGGCGGGGCGCGTTGGCTTCCGCAACGGCTGGATATCTTCTCATGCGCTTGATGTTGAATTCAGTCGCGCGGGCCGTGCGAAACAGCTGCCGTTGAACGTGCGCCGGGGTATCGTGGAGGGGTTGGGCTACGTACCCCATCCATCCCTAGCGGACGGGCTGCTGCATACGGTCCTACCGGACGGTACGCGGCCACGGCTGTACATTCGCGAAGAACACGCCTGGAATGTCAATTACCTAACACCGGACCAAGTTAAGGCCGGCTACTTGGAGGCGCAGAAATGAGTGACGGTAAAATATGGCCACGTCCCGATGGTACTTACTCCTGTGCCAACATCATGTTGGTAGCTGTATATATGCATGTGGCGTGCCAGCGTATAAAAGCCGGGTTGCGTAAGTCGAAACGAACGCCACGAAGCGCGTCGTTGGCCGGTCAGTTGAAACGGCTCAAGGTGCCGGCTGAGATGAATCCAGCCCGCGCGCCCCTGCCTAGCCATCACTGAGCCTAAGGCTAGGCGCGGACAAAACACGCTTGCGGCGCGCGGGCCGAAATTGGTGGACTAGCCTGGATTCGAACCAGGGAACCCGAAGGACCAGATTTACAGTCTGGCGGCTTTATCCATCTCACCAACTAGCCCAAACTGACTGGGGGCGGCTGGGCTCGAACCAGCGACAAGCGGCGTAACAGGCCGCTGCTCTACCAACTGAGCTACATCCCAAAAACCTTAAATTGAGCCAGACACTGCCGGTCCGAATAAGCCTATCGTTTGTGCGACATACCAGAGCCAGCTCATGGACGGGCCTACGACAGTGTCTGGGTCACCATGGACGGTACAGACTCAAGTAAACGTAACTACAGTACTGCGCGCCGTATGGCGCCGGACCACTCTGCTCTTGACTCGGGCGTCCCGTAGGTTGTGCTCGAAACGCCCGATATACACATTCTCTAAAGCATACGGGCCAACATCACCGCGGCGGCACATCACGTATTCGCCGGGCCTGTTGCCCCGTTCGCTCCAATAGCCGCTCAAGCTCCATACGGCCCACCACTGCTCGAAACTGAGCTCGAACGCGATACCGCGCCTACGTGCGTTGGTCCTGTGGACCGAGTAAGCCCCGCGGGGCGTCGCGTGGTACCGCTTGTTTCGCTCCACCTGTGACAACGGCATCGTTAAACCTTTCGGGCCACATCAGGCGGAATGCCAAAACCTCCCACCATTGAATCAATCGTCGCATGTAAGTCCCCTTGGGTCAACGCAGGTTGATCACAACGCCTGACACGGTGCCATAGCCGTGCGAATTGGCGCGGATTACGGTGCCATCCATCTGGCGGAAAACCAACCCATTGCTCGGACGCAGCGTGCACGCTTCAATCTGGCGCATGCGGCGCGCACGCTCTTGGGCGCCATTGGGTGTATACGCCTTGCGCGGCATCATCCATCGTGGGATTTGTGCCTCACTGCCTCCTCCCGTTAGCACGCGGAATGACGAGCCAAATGATGCCAGTATCGCAGCCAGCGTAGCCCACTGCGACCTGTGTACGTTCCCGAATTTCATTTTTGTCTCCAGTTACCAAGTGAACCGACTATACTGACGATTACGTCAGTGCACAAGGGGTCACGTGCGCGATGATACACGCACATGAACCGCATCACAGCCCGCGCCGGTCCAGCTCAGCGCGCAAGAGCGCGGCTGCTGCGTCCAGCCTGCAATCGAGCGCCTCCATGAGCTCCCTACAGGCCCAGCCAAACGCCGCCGCACTCTCAGGGCCTTGGCATGCGGCCACGGTCAGATAGGCCGTCACTGAGCGTTCTATGGCCATCGTGACGTAGGAGCCACCGCTCATGCTGGCGCACTCGGGCTATTGAGCACCGCGGCTCCAGTACGACGCCCACGTCCCGCCGCCGGCTTAAACGTGGGAATACCGACTCGGGTACGCGTGTGCGCTCGGCCGGCTGACCCATCCAACGGGATGCCGTCTAACAATATCTGTAGGCTTTCCATGAGCCCTTCAATCGCCTCACGAGCCATATCAGCATCGAAGCGTATTTGCCGCTGTAACGCCCGCTGTAGTGCGGCAGATGTGCGCGCGATCTGGCGTGCGGTCTTATCGGTGGGTTCGGGCGGTTGGGACATTTTACGCAGACCATCCTTGGTTACCGTTTCAGGCTCCAAGGTGCGCAAATCAACACCACTACGGGCCGCTTCAGCCAATGTGGCCTTAGCGCTACGGGCAAACCCCGAACGGCTGTTGCGCGCCAGCATGCGTAGATGCCTCACCTCCTTAGGCAGTGAGACATCGTCCACCACATCATCAGTGAGGACTCCACGTAGAACGGCGGCGTACAAGGGGGTTTCTGCGGTATTGAGCGCCTCCAGCTGCGCTTCCGCAGCCAAAGGCTTGCGCCCACGTGGCGACCCTAACCTCGCTTGCGTGGCCACCAGCAGCACGCGCAAATAAGTTATTCCTGTGCCTTGCGCCCCATTCAAATGCACTACATGCTCGCGAGCCAATTGCTCAACCTGACTCTCAGACATAACGTACGGGTTCTTCATGATACTTACTCCTGTGCCAACATCATGTTGGTAGCTGTATATATGCATGTGGCGTGCCAGCGTAAAACCTCAATATTCGTGCTGCTACGCTGAAAAACTGACGCGTTCGTCAGTATGGCGTGTGTAAGGCAAACAACGTGCCCGGCTACGCTCCCGTTTGGACCCGGCTACGCTCCCGTTTCAGCCAAAAAAAAAGCCCCAGCTTACGCCAGGGCTGCGGCCACTAGGGCCAGGGACGCGCTGAGCCATATCTAGGGCTCGCGTGTCGGGGGTTCAGTTCATCGCTGATGCTCCGGGCGCGGCTCGCCGCAAGCTATCTCATCATGCGCGGCCCACACCTCCACCGTTTTCTCGGCGCAGTACAACGCCACCGCGTTGCGCGTGGTCTCTATCATCATACCGGGGTGAATCTCTGTGCCGTTGCGCTGCATCTCCGACAGGTAGTCCATAACCGCGTTAGCGATGCAGGCGTATTCAACAACGGACAGGACGGCGCGCTTTTGGATGCGCTCATGTTGATCAACAGTTATTTCGGGCATGTTTGTTTACTCGTACAATTTAAAGGGTGGGGCGACTGATACGGGCGGGGTAAATAACCTTTAGCGTATACTCGCTCAATTTCAACATGGTGAGCCAACGTGCGAAGAAACCGCGCATGGCGCTTGTGTCTCGACCCCCGCAGTGGGGCTCGAGGCGCTGTTACTTTACGCGGCACAGATCATCCCAACGCGGCAACACGACGCATGCGGCACACCAGTCCGAGGGATTCTTACTCAGCGCATCCACCACGGAACAGCGCACATCGAAACGTAACAGCGGCGGGTGGTCTTGGGGCACGTGCTCAACCATCTTACCGGCCCCTCGCATGATACGGCCTATGCGCTGATTCTGGTACGCGTAGGAGTGCGAGGCGCGAGATGGCCACATGGTGCGTGCTTCCGCCGGGGCGTCAATTTGATGGCCGCGTAAGTCTTCAGTCACATTCCACCCCGTTCATTATCGTGCCCAGGACTATACTGACGCTCACGTCAGCAGTCAAGCCTCATTCGCTCTTGTTTCTTGGATCGTCAATTTCAGCTTGCAGCACCCGGGCATCGTAGTAGTCGGCCGCCATTTGGGCACCTTCCGGGAGCGTGCCCCCGCGCCGGTGTTTCCAAAACTCGAATATGCAACGCTGCAGATAAAGCCTCAATTCCACGCGCTCGGAGTGGGTGGTGTCCTTCAGCGTGAGCAGCTTATCCCCGGCGTACCCAGTCACCCCCTCGAAAGACTCGTACTTCGGCGAGACGGCCACTCTGAGGCACTGAATGCACCCTCCCGTTGAAACGTAACGCGGCGAGTGGTGCCCGTATTTGCACGGCTTCCCCGTGTTAACGGTTGTCTCGCCGCGGGCCGCAGCTTGCACCCGCAACTGGTATATAGATGTCATAGCTATTCCTTATTTAGTGTGATTCGCTAGACTACCTTGCAAGAGCCACGACGTCAAATTCCTACTTTTCTCCCCCATAGTAATCATTATTGATACTATACTTAATTCTGTTTATTACCCGCGTTAAAAGGTAGGAAAACCGATATCGCAAGCTCTAGATGCAGCTTGCAAGGTGCAAGGCGCTGGTTACGGCATCGGTGGGCCACCCGTGGAATTCATAACCATGTGGTTATACATAAGCATTTGAGGCCCTTGCGCTCTAAGTGGTTGTTTGTAATAGTGTGGGCACTATGGAAATTGCGACAGTTCCCGCGGGATCAGCCGTTGCGGCGCCCGCCGACGCCCTCGAGCCGACCCGCGCCGAAAAAACCGTGGAGTTTGCTCGCGCCAAGTGCAACGCTGCAGAACAGGCGTTTGCAGAGCACTGGGCATCATGCGGCAACAAGGCCAAGGCGTACAGGTTGGCGATGGGCTACGGCCAGAAGCCTAACGATGAAGTACGTGGGCGCAAGCCGCCGTTCCGCATGTATGCTTCAGCCATTGAGTACAGCTTTCGGCCGCACGTCATGGCCTACTTCAACGCGCTGAAATCCCTGGCTGCAGAACGTGCACTGATAGACGTGCAACGCATCCTGCAACACGACGCAGCAATTGTGACCGCGTGGGAGCAAGGCGCCGCGAATGACCTAACCAGTTATGTTTGGATGAATTGCCGCCGTTGCTGGGGCATAGATGGCGAATACCAGTGGATTGATGAGAAGGAGTTCGCTGATGCGGGCGCGGCGTGGTTCGCCCAGGTAGCAACGACGTCGGCCGACAATCCCACTCCAGCTCAGCCTACAGATAAAGGCGGCTACGGGTTTCATGACTGGAATGAGCCCAATCCTGATTGTCGGGCGTGTAAGGGACTGGGTGATCAGCGCAGCATCGTGGCAGATACCACGAAGTTGGAAGGTGCCGCCGCCGTGCTCTATCGCGGGATAAAGCAAACGGCGAACGGCATTGAAGTGCTAACTCACGACGTAGACAAGGCCAAAGAGCGGCTGCTCAAGGCTTCGCGCGTTTACGGCGACTCGGCAACCGATGTAGCTCGAGGGGCTGCTGCAGGGGCTGCTGCGGGGGCTGCGGCAGCTCAGGCAGCAAGCCGTACAGCTGTCGTCGCCGAGACCATGACGGACGAACAGGCAGCACGGGCGTATTTGGAGCTGGCGGGTTAAACAGCAGCAGCCCTCCTACGTGCGACGAATTGCGCACTTTGTAGAGTTTCCAGCACAGCGAGCAATCGTTATCCACCGGCACCGAAAGGCCCGCGTAGGTAGGATGCAGGGGGCATGCTAGTGTGATGCTCATTTGAAATCCTGACAGACTATCAAGTAGGTTCCGTTAGTGAAACCGAGCGATGGCGTCTTGTTCAAGTATGTTACTGAGCGCACCGTTTTGCCCAGCAGTTGGGTTGCGTCGCCGAGGATACTCATGTTGCCCTACTCCCAAACGTCGCCATTATCACAATGCCAAAGTATGTCATCCTGTAGGATTGGCCCAGCCCACCGAGGGCGCACTTGATCAGTTGGAACGCAATGATGTGTTACGTTAAAGGCGTGTCGGGCTATTAGATACGATACGATAAACCCCACCAATCCAACACAGAGCATCAGTATGAGCGACATAAGCCATTCCCAGTGTTTCATACCAGCACTCCTTCGTAGCCCCGTTCGCGTTGGTTGAGCCAGTCGCACACAGCTTGTGCGTCGTTGTCGTTGTACGCGCTGCGGTGCGAGCCGCAAAAATCCGCGTAGCTGAACAGTGACCCGTATGCCCATACTAGCTCGCCGCATATGGCCGGAAACACCCCTGCGACCTTTTTCGTCAGGTACGTCTTGGGCGGCGCGGGGTCCACTATAGCGACTAGGATTCTAGGCTCACTCTTGGCCCAAACTTCGACAGGCGCGCGAAATCGGTTGGCCAGATTCGCCGCCGCGTCTAGATACGGCCTGAGTATTGAATCATCGCCTTGCGCGTAGCGACGTGATTTAGCTTCAGACATCAGAATGTGCATGGTTGGGCTCCTACTTTAGTAAATCGCGTCGGGTGCGTTACAATGCTCGCACGGCTACCGTATCGTTCACGGTAGATCCGTTTCAATCTGTTCGGCGCGGAAGTTCAAATCTTCGATGGCTTCCCGCGTATCTTCGCCGAGTTCTTTAAATGCCTCCGTTTCGATGAAATTGCGCAGTTCAAGGCAGATGTGAGCCCAGTATACTGACGGCGCCGTCAGTTTGCAACTAGTAAATCGCGTTAGGTGTGTCAGTGATCCCGTGAGCCATCATGAAATAAATGCGCTTGCTTACCTGCGTTGCCACGGGCTCGCCAAAGCGGAACATCCCCACGATGAATATTCCAGGCGTGGGTATGGGCTCACCTACCCACTTGATAAATTCGGCCTGCAGAAACAAGCGCGCCTCGGTTTGTTCGGGGCTGCGGTCTGGCGCTTGCACCATATCGACAAGGCGCCGTACTTGGCGCATAGCCTCGGCGTGCTGCACTCGGGCGAAGTTGAGGGTTGGCATGGGGCGCTGCTCCGTGTTAGGCGCGCTGGCATTATCGCCAGGGGTTGATATACTCATACTGACGGCGCCGTCAGTTTGCAAGCTTTATTTGCGAGTCAAAAATGCCAACTTATGGCTTGGACGGCTTCCGCGCGCGTACGGTGCAGCGAGTGCGTCACACTGGTTTGACCATGCTTTGTCTCATAGTAGGCTGTAGCCTTCCACAACGCGCCGTGGCGGCTGATAATGGCCGCAAACATCTAGCGGCGCACCTTGGAAAATTCGGTCTTGGTGCCGTCCGCATTCACGAGCATGTGGCGGACCTTGCGGGCCTTTGCAGCCGGTGCAGGAGACCAACGGGTAAAGCCGTTGTCGTTCTGCACAACGTTTGCGTTGAGGGGTTTGGCGTAGGCTATCGCGGTGAGAAAGCTGTTGAAGCCTTTCCCGTTTACTGAGTATGTGTATTTCGTTTCCATGGGAGATAATATACTGACGGCGCCGTCAGTTTGCAAGCTTTATTTGCAGCTTATGCTGATGCGCCTTTACACTGCGCCTACTTATGTTAAATTCCGTAGCGGAACCGGGCGATTCGGGGCTCGTGGCTAACCCGGTAGCCGCAGGCGAGCCCCAGCTTTTAGAGCCCACCCCCAGCACCATCCAGTTCGATTGGCGCAACCCCCATTACGCACCGATATGGGCGAAGCGTATGCGCATGCTGGCCAAGCTGCGTGAGCCCAAAACCGGGCCGCGGTACCTCCAGGCCATGTTGCAGCATTACCGCGCGGGCAACATCGATAAAATGATTGAAGATTGGGGCGTAACGTACAACCCGAAGAACGCGGGCACTGGGCGGCCCATTCTAATGACGTTTACCCTGTTCCCGCGCCAACGCGAGTTTATTCACTGGCTGTGGGAGCGATACAAGGCGCAACGTGATGGCATCATGGTCAAGTCACGCGACTGCGGTGCATCCTGGCTAGCCATGGCGTTCAGCGTTTGTCTGTGCCGTTTGGAACATGGCGTATCGATAGGGTTTGGATCGGCGATTGAAGACAAGGTTGACCGCAGCGGCGATCCTGACTGTTTGTTCTGGAAAGGCCGCCAATTCATCAAGTTCCTACCACGCGAAATACGCGGCCCGTGGGATTGGAAGCGTAATAACGCCCACTTGCGCACATGGTTTGATGACACCGAGTCATCCATTACGGGCGAAGCTGGCGACCGTCAAGGGCGCGGTGGCCGTAAGACCATGTATTTCCCTGATGAGTTCGCGTTCGTAGACAGGCCTAAAATCATCGATTCTAACCTGTTGGCCAACACGGACTGCCGTATAGAGATGTCCACGGTGAACGGGTTGGGCAACGTGTTCGCCGAGCGCGCTCGCGGCGGTAAAATCCCCAGGTTTGACTTCCACTATCGGGACGATCCGCGCAAGGTGAACCACGGACCAGATACGACCGTAATGTATGACATGGAGGACGGCAGCGGCCTGAAGCCTTACCGTGTACGAACTGGCGAATTGTGGCCCGATTTCCAGGCTAAGAAAGACAACGCCGATCCGACCAACTGGGCGCAGGAGTTTGACTGCGACTTCGCGGCGTCTGTGGAAGGTGTGTTAATTCCCCAGGAATGGGTACAAGCTGCGATTGGCGCGGCAGAGAAGTTGGGTTTACCCGTGGAAGGTGTGCGTCGCGTTATATGGGACTTGGCTGACGCGGGTAAGGATAAGAACGCCAACATATTCCGCCACGGTATCAGCATACAGGATGCTGAAGAGTTTGCCGGCGGTGAGGCGCGCATGCGCGAGTCAGCCATGCGCACGTTTGACTTCGTTGATAGGCATCAGGCCGGTGAGCTGTATTATGATGGTGACGGCATGGGCGGCCCTGCTGGGTCAATACTCAAGCCAATCGTGGAAGACAGGAAGAAACAGAGCCGTCGCTATGGGCTCACCATCGTTAGCTTTCGCGGCAGCGGTAAGGTGCTAGATCCTGAGAAACTGTGCCCTGGTACGCAGAATAAGAACAAGGACTACCTAGAGAACCAGAAGGCACAAAGTTGGATGGCGCTACGGTGGCGTTTTTGGAACACGTTCCTAGCGGTGACCGGTCAGCCCAAGTTTGATCCCACGTGCCTGATATCGATCAACCCCAAGATTAAGCTGTTGGCCAAACTCACCGGTGAGCTGTCGCAGCCCACGCGCCAGTGGAGCAAGAACGGCAAGCTGATGGTTGACAAGACGCCCGACGATGTGGCATCTCCCAACCTTGCGGACAGCGTCATGATGGGATTTGGGTACGTGCGCCCTGTTCTTTCATTTACACCTGAGATGTTAGAGGGTCTGGAAAATGGCTGATATCGTCACTGTTATCGTAAATCCAGGATTGGTACGCAGGATGCAAGCTGAGGCAGATTACATGCCTAGTCACTATCCCAGCGGACGCGCGCTACTTGCGGATCGGCTGCGCGAGTTAGGTGAAGTGCCATGACGATGGGCCGCCGAGGCAAGTACGGCGCCTACGACATCCGACAGGCGCAGATAGATGGCCCAATATCCATGCTCACGCGTGAGCAGGATCGCGCCCTACGGGCTAAGGCGTGGCGCCACGTGCGTAGCATCAACGCTAAGGTAGCGCGCAAGGTCTGGCTGGCGCATAGGCGCAAAACCCGAGTTCCCAAAGGAACTATTGACTCTCCTGCCATCGTGGGCGCAGACTGAACATCCATGGGTAAAGGGCGAACGAAGGTCATACACGAGCCGGACTGCGCGGTAATCCAAGATATCGCTGCCGCTGTGGATGAAGCTGACGACACGCCGCACGTAGTGCCAAAATGCACCTGTGCTCGAGCACGGCGCCGAAAGCCTAAGCGTAAGTTACAACGGTCGAAACGCGGCGAGTCGTGCACGGCCGGCATGCAAGACGGTGTTGAAAGTCTGATGCACGGCAACTACAGGTCTTTCGCGGGGTATTATGAGTAAGCGCAAAGCGAGCCTGATTCACCGTGGTTTTCTGTATGCGCAAAAACGCGTCCATGGTGCCCAGCCGTTTGAAGGTATCTCAGCGCGGCTCATGCGCACCATGAGCCACGCTGAGGCTTGGAAACAGGGCTACCTTGCAGCACGCCGTGATGCGAAAAAAACGCAGTGAGTCAACGGGTGATCCTGAGCTAGACGCCTATTTCAAGGCGGATAGAGCGGCGGACAACCGTTTTACTCCACGTCGATTAAAACCTAAAACCCTCGCCTCGATCCAACCCAATGTTGGCGTTACCACATGGTATAGGAACGAGCTGTACGCGTTGGTGCGGCAGTCGCATGTTGATTTACTTAAGGAGCTGAAAGCGCCAACTGAGGTGGCGCTGGCGCAGGATGCGCGTATACGTCTGGCCGGGGTTCGGTACGTAAAGCCGCAAATTGTCCACCTCGCATACGATAGCGATGGGCAAGCTGTTGAGTCTGAGGTGGTACCCGAGCGTTGGGAAATTACGTGCGATGCCGCGTCCCCCAACGCGCGCCTAGACGCTGCGCTCAAACGCTGGGGCGCGAAGTGGAACGGTAAGTTTGACAAGGCTGCGCAGCACATCGCCAAACGGTTCGCCAGTAAGAGCTATAAGGCCACGCAGGCGCAGTTCCTTGCCGAGCTCAAGAAAGCCGGTTTCACCGTACGGTTCAAAGTTACCAAGGCATCCTTGGAGGCGTTCCGGGCCACCGTGGCCGAGAATGTTGGGTTGATAAAATCGATTCAATCGCAGTATCTAACACGCGTGCAAGGTGACGTATGGCGAGCGGTGACCCGTGGCTCAGACTTGTACACACTGAGTCAGACTTTACGGAAGAGTTACGACGTGACAACGAAGCGTGCTGCACTGATAGCGCGCGACCAGAATGCGAAGGCCAAGGCGACGATAGAGAACACGCGCCGAATGGAGCTTGGGATTACGCAAGCTATATGGCAGCACTCATCCGCCGGGAAGGAGCCCAGGCCGTCTCATGTAGCTATGAACGGGAAAACTTTCGAGCTGGCAAAGGGTATGTTCGATTCTGATGAACAAGAGTGGATTTTGCCCGGCCAATTGATAAACTGCCGCTGTACGTCCAGGGCAATCTTGCCTATGTTGGGTCAAGGCGACGATAGAGAACACGCGCCGCATGGAGCTTGGGATTACGCAAGCTATACGGCAGCACTCATCCGCAGGGTGACTGAAATCTAGAGCTTGCAGACTGACGGCCCAGTCAGTATACTGCGCCGGTCATTGAAGAGTTAGCACAATCATGCACTGCTGCGGCTGTAAAGTCAGTTGGTTTTATAACTTTTGTTGCCGCTGGTGCGGGGCTGACTATTCGAAGGTCATAGATCTATTTACTGAGGAGAACACGAAACATGAAACGAGAGATGTTGGATAAACTGATTAGGTTGATTTGCGCGGCTACGCCTGATTGGTCGCCTACGCAGCGTGAGCAATGTAATAAGCTCATAAAGGATCTGCGCGACATGTGCCCGAGTGTTGAGGAGTTGGCCCATGCGGCGAAATCTAAGATTGACTGGGCGAATCAGGTTAACATGGGTTCGGTGGCCAAGGCCGAAGCGTCGTCCCCGAATGCTGCCGAAATGGCCAAGGGTGAATCGCCGCGACCCCATTTGGAGTTGGCTGAAGAACTCCATGCAGTGCGTCAAGAGCTCAACTTGTGTAAGGCGCGGGCCGTAGCGGTTGATGATGCGCAGAAGGAGTTGGCCCGAGTGGTCGGTGTTAACCGTGAGATTGACCGTGCACGGGATGCTTTGGCCAAGGAGTTGGCCCGAGTGGTACAGACGAGTGGTACAGAGTTGGCCGAATCTAAAAAGTGGGCAAGCCGATTACAGGAAGAGTTGAATGTTGCGATTGCGAACAAGAATGACTACCGCTTCGAACGGGAGAAGTTGGCTGAAGAACTCGATGCAGTGCGTCAAGAGCTAGACATAGCGCACCGCACACTCGCCAGCAAAAATGAAGAGTTGGCAGAGTTCAAGAAATTCGTCGAAGATTTGAGTGAAGATCTGCCATCGTCGTATTCCGCGGGAGCTAAGATATGGGTCAAATGTCAAAAATATGGGCTGAAGTGGCGCGGCGTGCCTCAGGTGCCCTACTACGCCTGATTTGACATAATATCGCATAGCCCCGCACCATGGGGCTATGCGTATCCTAGCCAAACTCCGTCGATTATTTGCCCGCATTCGGGCCGCATTTCACGAGCCCCCTGCGCCGGCTGTAGCACCGCCCCCTCCCGAGCCGCCACGCATTCCGTGGGACTATCTAATATCCCGTCTTAAGCAGCCTGAGGAACCCCCGAGGCGTGAGCTGCAGCTCCCGCAACTATTGCCCGGCGTACGCCCCGCCAAGCTTCCTAGCGCCAGTGAGGTGGTGCTCGCCCTGGATTCAGCGGGCAACCAAGAGCCGATGGCCACGGACGCTATGCCCGCCTCGTGGGGCTATACGGGCAATGGCACCCTTGGCCCAGGGCTCGCGTTTCTCGGGTTCCCGTACCTCGCCGAGCTGACCCAAATCAGCGAGTACCGCATACCGGCGGAGACACTGTCTACGGAGATGACTCGCACTTGGGTCAAGCTGAAGAACAAGGGCAAGAAGAAGTTAGACGACAAGATAGCGGAAATCACGCAAGCCTTCGAAGATTTCAAGTTGCGTGACGTGTTCCGCGAAGCCGCACTCAAGACTGAAGAGTTTGGCCGTGCGCATGTGGCCATCAACATCAAAGGCCAAGATAGCGATATAACGCGCCAATTGCCGCTGACCAAGATCCAGAAAGGTACGCTGTTAGGTTTCAAATGCATTGAGCCTTATTGGCTCACGCCCTACTCGTGGAATTCCACGCGCCCGCGCGATGCGGATTTCTACAAACCTCAGTCATGGTTCGAAATGGGCAAGAAAACCCATGCGAGCCGCTACCTGACGTTTATCTTTCGCGAAGTGCCGGATCTGTTGAAACCAGCGTATGACTTCGCAGGTATCAGCATTACTCAGCTTATGATGCCTTACGTACAACGTTGGTTGCGTACGGCAAAGAACGTCAATGATCTAATCAACATTTTTTCAATTGTTACGTTGGCCACCGATTTGCAGACTATGCTGCAAGCGCCAGATGACTCCCCCGAGAGTCTAATGGGCCGGTTAAGAGCGTTTACAGCAGCCCGCGACAATCGCGGTGCCATGGTCATCAACAAGGACACGGAAGAACTGTCCGTTAATGACGTATCGCTCGGCTCGCTGGACAAGCTGCAAGCTCAGTCTCAGGAGCATATGGCCACGCCGGCCCGTATGCCGCTGATCAAGTTTTTCGGCATCACGCCCACGGGGCTCAATGCGACTAGCGAAGGTGAGTTTCAGAGCTGGTACGACTACGTTAAGTCGCTGCAGGTGTTGGGATACGGGCCGCACCTTGAACGTGCGCTAGAGCTGGTCCAAATGCATCTCTATGGCGAAGTTGACCCGGATATCACCTATGAATTCCTATCACTGTACGAGCCCACGCCTAAGGAAGAGGGTGAAATGCGCAAGGCGGACGCTGAACGGGATAGCGTGTATTTGGATAAAAGCGTCGTATCGCCTGATGAGGTTAGAGAGAAATTGCGCATAGATCCAAAGAGCGGCTATGGCGATTTGGAGGGCGACGCGCCACCTCCACCGGAGCAGGCGGAATTTGAGCTGGGCGAGAAAGGCGCTGAATCGGCGCATGGTCGCAGTGAAGAGTCAGCCGAGAACGCCCATGAGCGGCAATTGGAAATACAGACGACGGAGGGTGAGTGATGCCGCTCAGTTCAGGTAAATCTAAAGGCGCGTTCAAACACAACATCGAAGTCGAGGTTGCTGCAGGTAAGCCGCAAAAGCAAGCCGTGGCGATAGCCTACAGCAAGCGCGGCGAGGATGAGTTTGAAGTTGAGACGGAAGACTGCGAAATTGAGATGGATGCGCTATTCGAGCCTACGCCATCGGAAGAAATAGCGCACGATTCGTTGCCTCAGCTCGTATTTGACCGTTCGTTGCGTCACAAGGACGTTGACGGGCGATTACACGTACGGGACTGCAACATCTCAAAAGCCAACATTTGCCCCTACCTGGGCCATGAAATACCGGACCACGAACGGCTGGGCCTTGAGCCGGATCGGGTGTATTACCTGTATCGCGACGCCGCGGCTCTGTGTGCGGCAGCTCCCACGGCTGAGCGCGTGCCGCTCATGATGCGCCACGTCTCCAGTACGGCGCTGAGCCCGCAGAAGGAAACAATCATCGGGTGCGTCTCCAACGTACGCTGGCGTCCGCCCTACCTCGTGGCGGATCTGACCGTATGGGACGCTGTTGGAATTGAGGCTATTGAGTCAGAGCGGCAGCAGGAGCTATCGCCCGGTTACCGGTATATGCCCGTCATGGAGTCAGGCGTACTGGAAGGCGAACGGTTTGATGGGCGCATGTCTGCACCCATCATTTTTAACCACGTGGCAATTGTTGACACCGGGCGCACAGGGCCAGACGTTGTGGTGAATGATTCAGTTCCCGCAAGCGTGTAATTGCGTTCTGAAGATTGGGGACTTATATACATGACTCCCCTTGACTTCTGCGAGGGAGAAGTCCGCTTGGTTCGTCCTGCATCGGTTGCGTGAGGCGTGCGGCGATGAATTGCCGAAGCTGTCCGGCATCGTCGAGATTGACGAGACCTACATCGGCGGCAAAGAGGGGAACAAACGCGAGCGCAAGAAGCTCAAGGCTGGACGCTCTATTCTCGAGGCGGCCTGCCGTCGCGTATCGACGGAAAGAAGATCACCGGTTGTTACCCATTTCGCGCTAACCTAACTAAGTAGTCTGCAAACGACGTGGGTGTAATGTGAGTCTCTTTGTCATTGAGTCTCGGTAAAAGCCGGTTGCCCGTATGCACGCCGCCGCCGATTTGATGCGAGCCGCGCGGACGATCCTCGTTAAACGGCAGGGGCGTGGCGTCCCCCACGTATAGCAGCCATGTGCGTTTGGCGGCTTTATGCCCGTAGGCGCTTTGCCAAACTTCCGCAACCCACTCTTTCTCGTTTACGCGGCTCCAGCCGGTGCCTACGGGCTTTTGCAACCCGAACGCGCCCCAAGCTATTGAGAACGCAGGGTGCTCAAGAACGCCGCCGTAGAGGCGCACAGCGCCAAGCGCCGCTTTGAAACACCCGCCGTCGTCGCCGACTTTCGCGCCCCATCGGCGTTCGTTCATGCGGGCCATGCCACACCAACGTCCGCAAGGGGGGTGTGCCACCACGCGGTTTGGCCCCGCGTAGTTACGTGCGTCGCGTTTCTCATCCCAACAATCGACGCCGGCCATTTTCGGGTACGGCCCGTTAGGATCAATGTAGAGAGCAGATATATTAATCATTGGATGTCAAGCGGATAAGCATGGTTAGTTGGTCAGGTGAATTCGGGTTCGAAACCGTGTTGGCGGGCGCGGAACAATTCGTCTTGATCATTGTCAGACATGCCTTGCCACGCCCAATAGACGTTGTGCATCCAATCTCCGCGACGATTTTCCTTAGCGCCGAGTTCGTTGCACTGCTGCATGACGCGGCTATCGGTCTGTTCTGATGTCGTCATTTTTCATCTCCCGTTCGGTTATTCAGTGAGCCCCACTTTACTGACCCTTTCGTCAGCTTGCAAGGCCCGATTTGACATAATGCAGCCACGTGGAAATACTCCGAATTACATATGTCCTATCTCATCAGGAATTACACCCCGTGAAGCTAGCCGCTGTTATCGACGTGATTGCGCCGTTTTTGGCGACGGACAAGAAACCGGCTGATGTACAAAAGGCCATCTTGGCGGCAGACAAAAAGGCGAAGGATGCAGCGGGTTCGGGCCTGGGCTCACGTGAGCTCGAGGAGAGTGACCGGCCCGGCGCGAAGGATGCCGCCATGGACGCGCGTGAAGCAGCGTGTGATGAGCGCGAAGAGACCATGGACGCGGCTGAGGAAAAGGCTGACGCGGGCAAGGAAGACAAGGAAGCCAAGGACCGCAAAGCGGCCCGCGACAAGCGCGCCAAAGACCGCGCTGACCGGAAAATGGGCCGTGATAAGGCCGCAAGGGACCGCAATGACGATCCCGAACACACAAATGATGAGAATTTTATGGAAGGAGCCAACCCGTCCACGCCCGGCGGTAGCCGCGCAGGTGGCAAGACTGCGATTGACTCGGGCGAGGCTGACCGGCGCATTGCGGCGGCGATTGCCGCGCGTGACGCGCTCCATGCGGCTCGCACCGATGTGCAGTCGATTCTCGGCGTGACTGCATTCGACAGCGCGGGCGCGACGTACGCCGCTGCGCTGAAGCACCTTGGCGTAGCGACGGACGGCATTCCCGAGAGTGCCTACGGCGCCATGCTCGCGCTGGCGCGCAAGAGCGCGGCCCAGGCGCAGCCTACCGGCGCATCGGATGCCGCCACCGTGGCGACCATGTCCACCCTTATTCCCGGCTACGGCCGACTGCGTTAATCGGAGCTGCTCTACATGCCTTTTCAAAGCGTAATCAACAATCAGCAGGCTCCCGCCGTACAGGGCGATTTCGCCAGCACTAACCCGTTTGCCTCAGTGCTCGCTGGCCAAGGTGCGCTTGTTGCGCCGGCTGGTGGTTTGATTGTAGGCAACTTTTTCTGGGTTGGCCCCACTGGCCAGTGCTCGCAGTCCTACGTCGCCGGCTACCAAATCGCGTTCTTAGGCCGCAACGAACAGGCCCTGATTACCGCGTTCCTGGGCGAGACCAGCCTCGTGGTCCCGGCGGGATTTATGATCACAGGTTTCAATGAGGGTGACTTTTGGGCCAAGTTCCCGAATGGCGCCACTGTTGGGCAGAATGTGTACGCGGATCCGAACGACGGCACGCCGCTGGCTGGCGCGACTGCGCCCGGTCTGGCGTCGGGCACTGCTACGGGCGGATTCACTGGCACGGCGACAGTCGTAGCGGCATCCACCACGCTAACGGTTGCATCTGCTACGTCGGGCATTTTGTCGCCCGGCGACACGGTTACCCTGACCGGCGTTCCCGCAAACACCACAATTGTACAGCAGCTTACCGGCACGCCGGGCAAAGTTGGCACCTATCAAATGTCCGTGGCGGCTACCACGACGGAAGCTAGTGCGGAAGCCATCACTGGTAGCTCGTCACTGATCCTAGTGGGTACGGTTACTCAGGCAGGTTTCACGGCTGGCGACTCGGTCACGGGTACCGGTGTTGGGGCGGGCACTACTCTGACAGGTCAGGCTACCCCGTTCTCGGGCGTCGCAACACTGGCCACCAACACTACGTTGGTTATTACGTCGGTGCAGCCGAATACGGACTTGCTGCGCGTAGGCGCCACCGTGGTTGCGGCGGGCATTCCCTCGGGTACCACGATTATTGCGCAGACTGCAGGCACCCCCGGCGGCATAGGCACATACACCCTTAGTGCGGCGTCCACGGTCACCGGTGCGGGTATCCCGATTACTACGGCTGACAGTGCGGGCGGCACAGGGCTGTATTCCGCCAACATCACTCAGGAATTTACCTCGGCGACGATTACAGCCGCGGGTACCGCCCAGACGACGCCCTTTAAGGTCCGTGGCACGTACAGCCCGCTCGCGAATGAGCTGGGCATCATCAGCACGAACTAACACCGGCCAATAGCACCCGAGAGATTACGGAACTCATTATGCAGCGAATCGCACTCGATCACGTGGACCTTGGCCGGCGATACGGCATTCACTTTATGCAGGACGGCGTCCGGGAATTGTCCGGCCTGTCCTTCATGGACCCGAGTTCCGCGTATGACGCACAGCCCGCATTGGTGACCACGGCCAACAGCGGCGTGCCCAGCCTGTTCACCACGTACGTAGATCCGCGGGTGATCGAAGTATTGGTGCGCCCGACCAAGGCAGCCGAGCTGTATGGTGAGCAGAAAAAGGGCACGTGGGTATCCGACACCATCATGTTCCTGATGGCTGAGCGGACGGGCTTGGTCTCCAGTTACGGTGACTTCAGCAACGATGGCATGTCAAATGCCAACGTGCAATTCCCGCAGCGCCAGAGCTACCACTATCAGACCAACACTCGTTGGGGCCAGCGCGAACTTGCGCGCATGGCTGAAGCCAAGATTGACTGGGCCAATCAGGTCAACATGGGCTCGGTGCTGGCACTGAATAAGTACCAGAATTTGACCTACCTGTACGGCGTGGCCGGTTTGCAGTGCTACGGTGGCACTAATGACCCGTCGCTGCCTGCGCCTATCGCGCCCACGAGCTCGTGGTTTGGCGCCGACGCGGCGGTCATCTATGGCGACATGCTCCGTCTGGTGCAGGAAGCGATTGCCCAGGGCAACGGCCTGATTGACGCGGAGTCGCCGTTCCGATTGGGTATCAGCCCCGGCAACGTGACCAACTTCAACAACACGACCCAGTACAACGTCAACGTGTTCGACCAGTTGAAAAAGAATTTTCCGAACATGAAAATCATCACCATTCCCGAGTTCGCGGTGAATGGCGGTGGTGGCGTAACGGGCGGCACTGAGCTGGTACAGCTTATTTGCGAAGGTATCGAAGGCCAGCCGACGTGTACGGCGGCGTTTACCGAAAAAATGCGCTCGCATGCGATGATTACGAAAACCAGCTCGTGGGAACAGAAGAAGTCTCAGGGCACCTGGGGCGTTATTATCTGGCTGCCTGTCGCCATCGCGCAAATGTACGGAGCGTAACATGTTGGCCCGCTACGGCGGGACGTTATACGAAGGCGCGTTTGCCTCACGGGTTCTAGGGCAGAATCTTGAGACGCTCGCGCCTTTTGCGTCTTGTCCAGCCGGCGAAGGTGCGTGGCGGGCCGGCCAGGGCGGCATTTTGCAAGGCCGGTTTGGTTGGGGTGATCCCAACACCGGCCTTGTGCTCAACACACAAATTACGCCGGCTGACGCATTAGGCATAATTATCCCCTTGCAGTCAGTCAATGGCGCCAATGGTGGCGTAGTAGGCGGCCCTGAGGCTTTAGGCGGCCGACAAGCTCAATGGACGTGGCAAACGTGGGATGCCGCCAACCGCGCGTGGAGGTTGCGAGCCGGGCTCGTGGCGACGCTGATGAGTGGTGGCAACTTCTGGCTGCGTTTTCCCGGTGGCGCAAATTACGGTGATCAGGTATATGTATCGTTGGCGGACGGTTCCGCCATTTCCGGGGGTCCTGCAACTGGGAGCCTGCCTACCCCATGGTGGGTTTGCGGAGATGGCAGTCCGGGCGCACTGACAGTTGTTTCATCAACCGCTTCATTCTGAGGTAAAAGTTATGGCGGATGTAAGAGATGAAGTTATCACGATTGGGTGCCGATTGCCCAGCGGTTATAAGTTGGAAGTTGGGTACGAAGTCGCCACGAAGGTGGGTAACGGCCTTGCGACTCAGGTCCGTAAGTTGGACAGCTACCGGACATTTAAGCTCAAGGGTACCCACGAGCACACACGTGCGCAGCGATTGGCCAACATCCAAGTGCCGTCCCTGCTGCGCCCCAAGCCGTTCATCAATCGTGACGTACCCAAGGCCTTGTGGGACGAGTGGAAACGCGTTCACGCCCGTTCGCCATTGCTCACCAATGGCACACTGTTCGAGGTGAAACAGACCGACGACCGCGGCATTGCTGCCGCGACGCTGGACGCCATGGCGCACGACGCGCCGTTTGAGCCAATCGACCCATCAGTGCAAATGAAGGTTGGCGCCAAGGTCGAAAAAGCCAATTTCGAAGAGTAAGGCCCATGCCCGTAATTCCGTGCCCATCGCCTTGCCCTCAGCCTGTAATTGGCGTTGTTCAATTTTCAGCTCCTGAGTTCGTGGCGATTTGGCCGGAATTCGCAGGTATCGCCAACCCGGTAATGGCGAATCAGTTTACCGGTGCGCAGCTACTACTGAATAACTCGTGCGGCTCGCGCGTGCGGGATGCCAACACGCGGTTGTATCTGTTGTATCTGTTGACTGCGCATTTGACGTTCTTGAACGCGGGCACAAATGACGGTGCGGGCAATGTTACGCCTGCGCCGGGCATTGTGGGCCGTATAGATAACGCTGCCGAGGGGTCGGTTAGCGTCGGTGCGGCGTATTCGTCCCAGGTGAGCCAGAGTGAAGCGTTTTTTATCCAAACGAAATATGGGGCGCAGTTTTGGCAGGAGACGGCGCAGTATCGCACGTTCCACTATGTTGGCGCTCCCGCATATGGACCCAATGCCCCCGGCTCACCTTGGCCTGGGGTGGGCGACTATGGATGGTAAATTACTCTTTCAGCGGCGGCTCGAAAATGAAGCTGGCTCTGCAACGAATTCAATCCAAGGTTGCGGGTGAAAGCCTCGTTCGTGTTGGGTTTCTTGAGAACGCCACTTATCCCGTAACCAGCGCAGTTAAGCAGGCGTTAGGCACCGCAACGCCGTTGCACGTGGCCACGGTGGCTTGGATGAATAACTTCGGCACAAGCCGCGCGAAGGCGCGTCCGTTTTTCTCCGACATGATTGACGAACAGTCCCCCACGTGGGGCAGTAAGATTGCCAACGGACTACGTGCTACAAATTACAACACAACTAAGACGCTCAGGCTGTTAGGTATTGATATAAGCGATGCGTTAGTGACCAAGATTCAAACTTGGCCCGCAGACAACGCACCGGCCACGGTGGCCAAAAAAGGATTTAACAAAGGTCTGATAGAGAGTGCCGTGATGGAGCGTAACGTCGATTACGAGGTGATCCGGTGAATTTACACGGTACTGTACGTGGCGCGATTACCTCAGTGAACCCTGATAAGCCAGTGCAGTGGCTTGCGTCCGCGGGTCCTAGTGTTGCGCCGGGCGGCAAACAGACAGCTACCTTCGCTGCCGCCGTTACTTTGCAAGGTCAGATCCAAGCGGCTCCTACTTCGATGTTGAAGCGGTATAATCTCCTGTCAGGCAATGAGATTTATCGCACGGTGTATTTCTACGGCCAGCGTCAGGCGATCAATCGCGCGGCCCAGCTTGGCGGGGATTTGTTGCAGTTCCCTGAAGTTCCTAACGGAACTACCCGCACGTGGCTGATTATCAAAGTGCCCGAGCAATGGCCCGACTGGTGTTGTGTATTGTGCGTTATGCAATTGGACCCGAATAACCCGCCATGAGCTACTCTGTCAGTATCACACTTCAGAATGTGTATGAAGTGGTGCAACCGCTGGTCATGGCGGTGACCGGGCTCGGGCAGAGTTTGGTGATACAGGACGCGCCGAATCGCAGCGCTATGCCGCCGGCATCGCCCGGATTCGTGGTCATGCAGCTCACGCGGCAAAAACGCCTGCGCACGAATGTGGACACGACTCCGCCGGGTGCGAATCCTACCACTCAGTCGATTGAACAAGGGACGGAGCTTACGCTGCAGTTGGATTGTTATGGCGCCAGCTCAGGCGACTGGGCACAGATGTTGTCCGCGATCCTACGTGACGAACAGGGCTGCAATGCGCTAGAGCCCACGTGTGACCCACTTTATTGCGACGACCCCATGTGGGCGCCATTGGATGATTCAGAGCTGCAGTACGAGCAACATTGGATGCTATTTGCGAAACTGCAGTACAATCCGATAACCACGGTGGGCCAGCAGTACGCCGACATCGTGGATTTTACACCGGTCAGCGTCAATCAGAAATTTCCTCCGGGTTGACCGGTGGGACGCCCGCGCACGATTTGAACTCGGGCGGCTTGTCGCACAGTTTCTTAAACTCCTTCCGATGTTGTTCTACAGTCTGCCATTCGCGCCAAATCACGTGAATGACTTGGCGTTCATCGTCACAGCATTCGGTGAGCTGTGCCGCGAGTGACCAAACCATGTCCATAAGCGCGGCCTTGCTCAATTTCCCCAGTTCCCCGGTATGTTTGTAAGGGACCAAGGCGGGCGGAATATTTTTAAGATGCATGTTTAGTTCCTGTTAGTTGAGCTGCTAGATCGATTTGCTGGCAGTTGGTCAGCGAACGGTCCCGCCTTGGTTGTACAATCGCACGAATGCCAGCGCAAGGGTGCGCCTGTATTCGGTCCGCGCCGATGCGCTAACGCGGTCGTACTCGGCCCATGCGGCGGCGCGAACGCGGTCAAACTCGGCCTGTGCGGCGGCGCAAACGCGGTCGTACTCAGCCAGCGCCGGTGCGCGAACGCGGTTGTACTCAGCCAGCGCCGATGCGTAAACGCGGTCGTACTCGGCCCATGCGGCGGCGCAAACGCGGTCGTACTCAGCCAGCGCCGGTGCGCAAACGCGGTCGTACTCAGCCCGCGCGGTTAGGGGGAGAAGCTCACCGACCCAACTCCGACGGAACTTATCGACTACCTTTAGGGCGACTTCCTCGGTGACTTCCACAGAGTCGCCAAACAGCGCGCGTTGGCCTTCGCATGCGCCGGCATCAATTAATTGTTGCAGTGTTAGTTTCACGTTTCTAGCTCCTGTTTGGTTGTAAGGCGTCGCTGGTGCCTGTCGGCATCGGGTTGCGCCCGTGTGGACAGGCGCAACCGCGTTGACTACAGTTCCAAGTTATGTTTGTCCGATGCTCAAGGTTAGGTCAGATCGTATCCGGTGATAGTCCACTCAAGGTCGCTCAAGTCCTCAACCCCCTCCAGATCGGCGGCCGACTGGTAGTAGTACGCGGTCAACACAGCATCGCCGTTATCCGAAATTGACGCTGAGTATTCCACGCTATCGTCACCATCAGTCTGCAGGCGACCCGTGGGCGCGCAGTTGACGCTATCCAGCATGTTTACCAGCTCGGCGCCAATCGCCTGAATTGCCTGCTCGCGAGTCATTATGCCTTTGGTGCTCATTGTCGTGTCTCTCCAGTTGGTGAGCCCAGTATACTGACGGCGCCGTCAGTTTGCAAGCTCTAATTGGCATTTAACATAATCCCGTGCAATACTCTGGCGAGCATTAACCCTCGCTGGGGACTATTACGCACATGCGCTTACGACTTTTTGCCGCCCTGGCGCTCGCCTTGTTTGCAACCGCCGGCCACGCGCAACAGCTCATCAATTGCGCTACCGCCACCCCTTGCGCTAACAACGGCCCCACGAATACCGGCACCGGCGACCAGCTTCCTACCGCCGGCACCAAGATAAACGCGAATTTTCTGGCGCTGCCTAGTGAGCTGTTTAACGGGTTACCTTTGACGGTGGCTCATGGCGGCACGGGCACCGCGAGTCCCACCGTCACGCAAGGCTCGGGTATCACAATTACGGGCACGTGGCCCAATCTGACCATTAGCGCCACGGGTGGCAGTACGCCTCCGTCACCGGCTTACGGCACGATTTACAACAACAACGGCTCCTACGGCAGTCTCCTTCCGGGGTCAACTGGCGTGTATTGTCTCAATTGGGGCAGTTTAACCGCGGCGCCCACCTTGACGACTTCGTGCGGCGGCTCGGGTGGCGCAGGGTTCGCGGCCATCACCAGCGGCACGAATACGACGGCGACCATGACCGTGGGATCTGGCGGCACGGTCACCTATGCCGGCTCGGGCGTAGTCAATGCCAATGAGATAGCTGGGCTAGTCTGGCCAAGTTTGGTCAACGGCGACTGTCTCACCAATAACGGGACTGCTCTTTCGTGGGGCGCATGTGGCTCGGGTTCGAACGCGTTTAGCAGCCTCACTAGCGGCACCAATACAGCCATGGCGGCACTGTGCGGCACTGGCTGCAGTATCGGCGCTACAGGCTCGGGAACGATTACGGCGACCGCTGCGCCCGTGGCCGGCATTACCGGGTTTGGCACCGGCATTGAGACGTTCCTCGCCACTCCGAGCAGTGCCAACCTGCTGAGCGCACTGACGACCAAAACCGGCACCGGCGTGGCCGTATTCGGCACATCGCCCACGCTGACCACTCCCGCCCTGGCCGGCTCGTCCACGGGTACCACGACTTTCGCCAGTGCGAACGCCAGCGCTACGAACTACACCATCACATTCCCGGCCGCGACGGGCACGTTGCCGTACTGGGCCACTACCCCGGTCAGCGGCGACTGTCTGCAGTATTCCGGCACTGCGGGACTCGTGGTCTCTGTGGCGTGCTCGGGCGGCGCAGTCTCCAGTGTCACCGCCGGCACATCAGGATCCGTGTCCGCATCGCCCACCACGGGCGCGGTTGTAGTCGATTTGGCGAGTCAATCGGCGGGCACCATGTGCGCCAATTTGACCGGTTCGGCGGGCGCTCCCACATGCGGCAATACAATGGCGTCGTTACAATCCGCATTGACTGCGGCAAACGCGCTAGAAGTCTCGGCTACTTTGTCGAGTGGCGCGACCAACAATTACTCGCCTACCGGCTACGGCACCACTACGGCGATTCTGAATTTGACGCCCGCCTCGGGGGGCTCATCACTGACGGGACTTGCGGCCGGTTCGGCGATGCAACAGATTTTCATCATTAACGCCGAGGCTGCGGGCGGCACGGATAACATTACGCTTACCAATCAATCCAGCAGCTCTACCGCGGCGAATCGGTTCTTAGCTTCCGGAAACCTTGTAATTCCCCCAGGTGGTGGAGTGCAGTGTCTTTACCGGTCATCGGTTTCTTACTGGTGGTGTCACTAAAATGAGCCGTATTTTAGCTCTGCTCGCCGCTCTCGTATTTGCCGCCAGTGCGGCCGGTTCGGGTTTGGTTCCGCTGGGCGGCAGTACGTCTAGTAGCGGCGGGAGCGGGTTTACTCCGCAGACAGGGTTTGCTTATTCGGGCTCTACCGCATCAGGCGGCGTGATGACTATCACTAGCAGCAGCTCCGTGTTTGGTTCCAAGCCATACGGCGGCGGCCCCCCGTTGGTATGGGCGCCCATGACAACCGACATGAACGGATCCTCTTTGGGCCGTATCAGCGGGTCGGGCACCTGGTCAGTCGTAACCAATCTAGTGTGGCAATCAGGCTGTGGTCCTACGGGCGCGGCGGGCTGCGCGTACGGCGGCACGACCAAGGGTGATGGTGTCATAGGTGGCCCCGGATCGGTCTATCAAGCGGTGGCCGCAGTTGACTTGAGTGAGTGGTCGGGCTGGGCGAGTCAAAATGCCGGTGCGGGCTATTACGTCAATGACCCAGGCCAGGGTTTCTATATCTGGCGACAGGAGTATCATTCCGGCTTTGGCCATTTGGATGCTACATCATCCAACAGTTATAACAGTGTTGGTAATTACAATTACAAAAACATACGCTGGTTCAGCCTTTATAGCAGCGGGACGGCCGAGGGTTATCCCGACATTTACTACCCGACGCACAATCAGCGGTTCGCCGTCGATTCGTGCGAAACGCCTTATTGCTTCCCAGGTGTCCCGAATGGAGCGCCTACGCAGTACACCAATGCAACAACTACGGGGTCGCCTGACGTAAACGGCTCGGTTACCGTCCAACAGGCTTTTGATGGCATGACTTCAGGCAGTGGCGCATACAATAATTGGGTTACGGCCGAATTCGGACTGTTGACGAACACGTGCCTGAGCGGTGCAACCTGCTATGCGAGCGGCGGTGCGCCCAATTCGCAATTTTCATATGTGGTAGTAGGCAAAAACAGTAACGCGCCCATTGAGACATGGCCGGTTAGTAACTATCAGAACAGCAGCCCCGGCGTCGCTTGGATGTTCGTTGATAGCAGCTCACTGCAAACCAATGGGCACGGCACAATTATTCGCACGTTCGCACTCCAGGCCGTAGTTGACGGTACGTCGGGTTGCCCGAGCTGCAGCGATTTGCCACTAAATGCGTACGTCAACTATGGGCCAACGTATGTAGACGACTGCCTGTGCCATGTGGTCGTACAGGACACGTCAACCTACAACGCGGCTACGGCGCGTGAAATTCAAATTCCCAGCTCGTGGAGTTCAGGGTCTATAACCCTGACGCTTCGTGTTGGAGCATTTTCGAATTTCCACGGTAAGTATTTGTTTGTCATCGATCCGTCTAATACGGCGCATTTGATCGGTAGCTTCACGACGCTGTTTGATGTGAAGGACGCCGTTAACGATGATTATTTTGACGTGAGGGAAGTCGCGTGAGGCACTTTTTGCTGTACGTTGTCACGGCTTTCTTAGGGATTGTTGGGCTGCAGCCCAACGCATTCGCCACCGCGTCTGTGCGTCAAGAATCCCATACGGCATGGACTGCCGCGGGAGCGACCACGGTTACTACACCCGCGTTTGGCTCGGCTGTGCTTACAGGCGACACTATAGAAACGTGGGTAATCTGCAGTTGCACCACGACGCCCACGGGTGTTACGGATTCTGGTAGTCAGACATATACTCTGCGCACGTCGGTGCACGATAACAATACAGGCGTGACAATCTATCTATATACGCACGTCAATAATTCCAGTGCTACGGCGTTGACCGTCACGGCCACGTGGGGTGCTGCGGAAACATACAACGGAATATGGGCGAAGGATATTACAGGCGTCTCATCTAGCCCGTACCAGACAGCCGGCGGTCAGTCGCAGGCTAACCCCGGTACTACTACGGGTTTGATTAGCAGCGGCAATGTGACGCCCACGGGCCAACCTGCCCTCATTTCATCTTTGTCCTGGGATTCTGCGGGTAATGCATCCAGCATAGTGGCCGGATCACAGACTGCAGGCTCCAACGGCTGGCTGCTGAGCGGCGGCACGGCACCTACAGGGAGTTCGGGCTCTCAGCGTGTGACCAGCACGTCTGCCATTGCCATGACGTACTCAAATAGTACGGACGGCGGTTCTGCTGACTTTGTCACAATGGCGGCTATTTATACTGAGGCTACCGCCACAGGATCGCCCAACCAACATATGCCGCTGACCGGCGTCGCAAAAGTTATTCGTCCGCAATTCAAGAAGGCTGCCTAAATGCGCTCCATTATGAAGTTTGTTGTCTGCACTGTCGCACTATTGGCGTGGGGCCTGTCGGGCGCGCAGTCTGTCTACAACCAGATCCCGTTTTCTACCAACAGCAAGGGTGTGCTGATAGCCCCCGCTACGCCGGCTGCGACTCAAGTTAAAGCTAGCGCGGGCACGCTGCTAAGTATCACATGCTTTAACCTGTTGGCTACGCCGGTGTACGTCAAGTTTTTCGATGCCACTTCGGTGACGTTGGGCACCACGAGTGCATCACTCGACTTGATGTGCCCTGGCAACACTGCCGGCACTGGCTTTGTGTTGGCTACACCGTTCACGTTCGCGACCGGCATTGAGGTGGCGGTAACGGGCGGCATTTCACTGACCGACAACACCTCAATTACGGCCAGCAGCGTGGTCATTAATTACACGTATCAGTAATAGCCCGTGGGAGCTTTGAGGCAACAATGGGTATTACGTTCGATAACCCTAATATCACGTTTGACGAACTTATCACGTTCGATACGACGGGCCTGAGTACTGGAGTTCACATGGGCGGCGTTTCCGCAAAACGGTTTGTAAGTTCGATCCCTAGCGTATTAGCGGCCGGCGGTGCCGCGTTGGGAATGAACGCGATTATTCTTACCGCGAATACCGCGGTGCCGATTGGCGCTCTACTGAGATTCGGCAGTGCTACAGCGGTGGCCAATTTCTTCGGTAGCAGCTCGCTTGAAGCCGAACTTGCCGCAACCTATTTTGCAGGCTTCGTAGGCGCGACACAGATCCCCAGTGCGCTATATTTCGCTCAATACAACACGACGGCAGTGGCGGGATACTTGCGCGGTGCGGCTTTGACGGGTGTTACTCCCGCGTCGCTGCAATCGCTGTCGGGTACCATCACGTTAGTAATCGACGGCGTGTCTCACACCTCGGCCAATATCAACCTTGCCTCAGCGTCTAGCTTCTCTGCGGCGGCTGCGTTGATTCAGACGGGTATCCAAGCGGGCACGCCGTCCAGCACGGCAACGTGCTCATACGACTCCACGCGCAACGCATTCGTGATTACATCCAGTACTACAGGCGGCTCATCCGCCGTCGCATATCCCACTGTAGGAACCCTCGCGAACGGCTTGTTGCTGACTCAGGCGGCCGGTGCGGTGCTGTCGCCGGGAGCTGCAGCGGCTACCCCAAGCGGGCTCATGACGCCGCTGACTACGATTTCTCAGGACTGGGCAACATTCATGCTGTCCTTCGATCCTGATGGAGGCGCGGACGGCGGTCCGATCAAAGTGCAGTTCGCCGAGTGGAATGCCGGCCAAGGCGATTACTACGCATTCGTCGCGTGGGATGCCGCCACGTTGCCGTCAACTGAGTCGGACGATAGCTCGTGTTTCGCACAGGCAGTGTCCGCTCTAGACGGCACAATAGCGATTTGGAGCGCTACTCAAGGCGCCCAAAATGCCGCGTTCGTATGCGGCTACGCGGCGTCAATCAACTTCCAATCTCCGGGCGGTAGAACCAATGCGGCGTATCGCGCGAGTCCCGCACTTACGCCTGATGTCACTAGCGACACGATTTACGGGAATATCACTGCCAACGGGTATAATTGCTACGCGGATGTAGCGACCCGCACGCAGGCATTCCAATGGTTTCAGCCCGGCACTATCAGCGGCAGTTGGGACTTCATTGACTCCTATCTGAATCAGATTTACTGGAATTCGCAGTTCCAGACTGATTACGCGGTGTACCTGAGCAACACCCCGAGCATTCCGTATAACCAGGAAGGTTATGCAGGCGTTCGCGGCGCCATCTCATCTGACATTACATCAATGGGATCCTTCGGGGCGTACGTGGCCGGCGGCAACCTGTCGGGCGCACAACAGGCGGAGATTAACGCGGCGTGCGGCGGCATAAACGCGGCGGCCACGGTTATCTCCCAAGGCTGGTATCAGTACGTGGCTGATCCAGGCCCCACGGTTCGAGCCGCGCGTGGGTCGCCAATCAACAAGTTTTTCTATTTCGACGGCGGCTCGGTGCAAATCATTGACATGTCGTCCACGGATGTCCAATAACCATGGCTACGCTAACAGTCGCAAACAGCGCATTCACTCTGATTGTTCCGGGAGTATTCGCGGTGCCCGTCCCGATGAAAGGCTACTCCGCGGATGACGCATTCGACACAGACAACGTTGCGCCCAACGAAGTGCTCATGGGCGTGGACGCCATTTTGTCCGGCGGCTACGTGCCGTACCCGGTCAAACTGAAATTTGTCCTGCAGGCTGACTCGCCGTCCAACTATTTTATGGACGCGTGGCGTCAGGCCATGGATGCGGCAAGGGATGCCTACCCGGCGAATGCGACCATAGTGTCTCCGTCTGTTGGTAAAATCTGGACCTTTACCAAGGGGTTTTTGACAGGCGCCATGCCCACGCCTCCGGGCAAAAAGCTGTATCAGCCGCAGCCCTATGAAGTGACGTTTCAGAGCATAACCACGGCGGCGGCGTAACATGTCTAGAAAAGTTTGGAAGGAAACTATCTCCATCGAAGGCCGCGATAAGGGCAAGACCTTCGAAATTACGGAGATGCCTGCAACGGCAGGTAAGAAGTGGGTCATGGAGCTGTATTCACTCGGTGAGGGTAAGAGCGCCGGGTATTTGACAACCCTCATGGACCGGCCCGAGTTTATCGGTTGGCGCGATTGTGTGAAATATCGGCCGCCGGATGCAAAACTCGCAGCTCAAGTAATATCGTGGGATGATGATGCCTGTCAGATAGAAGAGATACCCACGGTGCTATTTCTGCAGGGCAAAGTGCTGGAGATGCACACCGGTTTTTTTCAAAACGTCAGTTCGTAGACTACGGGCTGACGTTCGCCAACGATACGCCGGGGCTCCTAAGTTATCTCAACGTCCCGTCTGACGTAGGCGCTGTGGTGTCCGCAGGTCTCGCCACCTTACACGAGTTAGATACCGTGTATGGGTTGGAGGATTTATGCAACCTGCTGGAAATTGTGATGGTGGACGCCTACAATCGGCGCAAATTGGCGGAACTCTCACATGCCCGGTAACGTAATAGATTCTCTAGTTGTCACTTTGGGCCTAAACGCCAAGGGTTTCACTTCGGGCATTGACGGCGCCACTAAGTCTTTGGCCAATTTTACGACCCGCGTCGCCGGGATGTTCGTTGCCTTCCGCGGCATCGAAGGCGTAGTTGACTACTTTAAAGACCTTCACCAGCGGCTTGCGGATATCGGTTTTGCTGCACATCGGTTAGGCGAATCCTCATCTGAGCTTTCCCGTTGGGGCGAAGTGTCCAGGCTCGTGGGCGGTGATGCTCATGACGCCATGGACAGCATCGAAGGATTTCAGAACGCGATATTTAATCTGCAGTACCGCGGCCAGTTGTCGGACCAGCTAGCCATGCTGCAGCGGTTCGGTATCGCCTACTTGGATGCTGCGGGCCACGCGCGCAACTTCCGCGACATCGCCCGCGATGCCGCTAAGGTCATAGACCGACAGGCTACGATTACCGGAGCCGACCAGGGCCAGCGCCAACAGCTCGCACAAGCATTTGGTTTTAGCGGCGGTATAGCCACGGCTGTAGCCCGCGGGGGTGAAAGTCTTGAACTCGCGCTCAAGAAGGCCGCTGAGGACCAACGCAACATAACCGACAAGGCTATTGACGCTAACGTCGCATTTGAGCAACGCCAGATAAGCCGTGAGGCGCGGCGCGATTCGGCCAACACAGCGCTACTCAACAAGTTGTTGCCCAGCGTGGACGCCGTCCAGGAGAAAATTACAGAGCTAATTGAAAAGGCCATCCCGCAGTTAATACACGCTATGGACGTGTTGGGCAACTTCATACAACACCCCCCTTCGTGGCTTACTGACATAACCAACCTGCTGGGGCCGGGAGGCAGTTTAGTCGCAGGGCTGTTAGGCGTCACTGCGGCTGTTGGCGTGGGTAGCACTCTTGTTACAGGAATAACCGCTTTGACTGGCGCGCTGTTGCGCCAAGCGGGCGTGGCTAGCGCGGTTGTAAGCGCGGGCATTGCGACGGGTATTGGCCTAGATTGGTTGGATGAGAAGTTTAATAAAGGCCGCATCTTAGGCACAACTGCACCTGTGCCGGAAGTGTTGGGGGGTATGTTAGAATGGCTCAGTGGGACGCGATACAACCCTAACTCTGGGTCACGTAACTTTACCAGCGCCCAGCTACAGCAATCGTGGGGTATTCCCACGCCGGCGGCTGCGCGGCCCGTGGAGAATTTTGACCCGCTTACGTTGCCCGGTACTGAATCCGACCATAAATGGCTAGGCCCTACAACGGGCGCGGGTTCGGTGCGTATTGATAGTATAGTAATTAGCACGCAAGCCACGGATGCGAACGGTATTGCCGGTAGCATCAGTGACGCCTTGCGCCGCAAGTTGAATGTTGCGAATGCTGACGGGGGCCAGGGGTGAGCACTCCCGCACTCGCGCTCATAAGTTCTGGAGCTATCAGCTCCCTGCTATGGACGGCATCCCAAGTGCCGCCAGCGTGGGGCGTGTTTGACTCCAATAACAATCAGCCCATAATACCTGACTCGATTCTCGAGTTTAGCTACCGTAAGGCATTTAGTTTGCCTACCTTTCCGGTGCAGCAGGGCCAATTTGCGGATTACAACAAGGTAAGCCAGCCGGCTGAGATACGCCTAAGGATGGTTAAGGTTGGATCAGTGCAGGACCGTACCACATTCCTACTGCAGTACAAGGCGCTCTTACAGTCTATAGCGCTATACAACATCATTGTGCCAGAGGGATCTTACGACGGATTCAACTGCTCACGTGGTGAGATTGTACGGCGGGGCGCGCAGGGCGCGTTCATGCTGACTGAGGTGGACTTATTCTTCACCGAAATAGCTGAAATTTCCCCGCAGTACACCAACACCGGAGTTTACCTACCTGACGCGCAGAGCACGTCAGCGCAGCCCGTGGCGAATCAGGGAAACGTGCTGCCTCAAGCTCCTTCATCCGCGTATGCTGCCGCGGCTAGCAATGGGATCAATTCCGCAATAGTTGGCGGCGGGTTTAGCTGGTGAACATTGTTCAATTATCTGCCGTTCCGTCGCAAACCATATCCATAGCGTTGGGCGGCCAAGCTGTACAAATAAACCTGTACCAACTGGGTGCGGGTGCTGTCGCGGCGATGTACATGGATCTGATCAGCAACGGGGTGCAGATACTGACGTGCCGCAAGATAAAGGCTTACGTTAACCTACCCAACACGCGAGCGCCATTCATGTTGGCTGGACGGCGCTACTTGGGGTTTCAAGGCGATTTCATGTTCTTGGACACGCAGGCGTCCACGTCTCAACTTGAGATTGCCCCGCAGTTTTCCGGGTTTGGCGTTGATGGCCGATGGCAATTGATGTACCTGTCTGTGGTTGACTTGCAGGCGGCAGGGTTAGATGAGTAGCTTTACTCAAAAACTACTGCGCGTCTCGCTGGTGCTGCCTGTCGGAAATTTCTCAGGCACCAACGGCAACACGCTTGTACTCAACGGTTTCCGTACGGTCGCGCATTTCGAGCGCACAGGCAATTTTACCAATCAATGTACTTTGTCCATTTTTGGCATGCGCCAAGTTGACATGAATTCCGTAACCGTGTTTTTCGGGGCCGGCGGCAACATACAGTCGATAAACAACCGCGCTATTATCATCGTAGAAAGCAATGACGGCTCGGGCTGGCTGCAGATATTCGAGGGGCAATGCCAACAGGCTCAGCCTGACTATCGGAACGCGCCGGACGTGTGTTTGACGATACAGGCGTCCACGGGTGCCGCCCAACAGTATCTCACTGCGAGCCCCACCTCGGTCCGCGGGCCGGCGGATGTGGCCGGGTTGGCTGCGCAGCTCGCGAATCAAATGGGGTTCCCGTTTGAAGATAATGGCGTGAGTGGCACGGTAGACTCGCCCTACCTCGTGGGAACTGCCATGGATCAATTCCGGGCGTTGGCGGCAGCGGCTAACTTTGATTTTTATTTCGACTCGAAAAGTACCTTGATCATTTGCCCAGCGAATACGGGCCGTGCGGGCAAAGTGCCAATACCCGTCAATGCTCAGTCGGGGGAAATGGGCTACGTGACCATAGAACAATATGGCATTCACGTGGACGTACTATTTTCCCCGTCCATAGCTCTTGGCTGGCCTATCCAGATATCTGGGTCTGATGTACCCGGCACCAATGGCGTGTGGTTCCCATTCGCCGCCGTGGATGACTTAGAGGCGGTCAAGCCGGGCGGCATGTGGCGCTCGAGGCTGCAGTGCTCGCCGAATTCGGCAAGTGCGCCATGAGTATCAATATCTCCACGCCGCTGCAGAAACCTACCTCGGCCGCGACCGAGTACCAAATGCTGCAGTTTCTCATAAGCCAACGCTTATTAAAGGTACAGACCGTCACCCTGGTTGAAGTGACTGCGGTTTACGGCGGTGGCGTAGCTCCGGTGGGAACTTTAGACGTTTTACCCCTCGTGGACCAAATTGACGGCGCGGGCAACGCTATAGCGCATGAAACGCTATTCAACCGGCCCTACGTGCGCGCTCAGGGCGGCCAAAATGCCGTTATTGTCGATCCCGTGATAGGCGATATAGGCGTCATGGTTTTCGGCTCACGAGACTTATCCGCGGTGCTGGCATCCGGTCAGGAAGGGCCGCCGGCATCCCGAAGGAGCTTTGATTACGCGGATGGCCTATACTTGTATTCGATACCTCGGGTTGCCCCGACCACATACATTCAGGTGTCGAGTGCGGGAATTGTGATGCATGCGTCCACGGTCAATATCAACGGCGCTGTGATCAGCAACAGCGGCGAAGTCACAGATGGGGCCGGCGTTGTCCTGGGTACCCACGTGCATCCCGGCCAGGGCTCGCTCGAGGCGCCTAGCAGCGGCGGCCCGGTCACTGGCGACACAGGCCCTCCCACATGAGTGCGCCTTACAGCAGCCTTTTACTGGATATAGACACGTGGGATATCGTATTCGACGCGTCCGGCAACCTGGCTGTCGCTACGCCGCCCTATTCGGTCGCTCAGGACGTAGCTTGCGCGATTCGCACGTTTCTCGGTGAGGTTTACTATGATTCATCGGTTGGGGTGCCGTATGGAGAAATCCTTGGGAAACAACCGCCCCTGAGCGTGGTTATAGCGGGCATACAGGCTGCGGCAATGTCAGTCCCTAGTGTAACGGATGCCATTGCTGCGATATCAAGTTTTGACGCCGCCACGAGGGGCGTAGTGGGGCAAGTTACATTCACTGACACAGCCGGCAACGTGCAAATCGTGGGTATATGAACGTTATCCTAGCTCAGATTCAGGCACTATTGAGCCAGTTGGGTTTTCCAACTGCGGGCACTACGAACGTGCCGCAAATTCAGTGGACAACTACAGGGCTGGTTATTCCGTCTGAGGCGGCGGTGCTTGCGGGCGTGTTGTTGGATTGGAACGCGGTAGCCAATAATAACTTTAACCCCGCATTCAACACGCCGCAAGGTACGCTGATTTCCGCGCAGGCTGCGGCTATTTCGAATTGCTACGCGCAGATAGCGCTGATTGTGGCCGGCATGGACCCGGATCAAAATTACGGGTTCATGCAGGACGTTATAGGCCGGATCTATTATCAGAATCGCAGTCCCGGTACGCCCACGGTTGTGTCATGCGTGGTCAATGGGCTCAACGGAACCGCTGTCCCCTACAACACTCCGATAGCAGAAGATACGTCCGGTAATGAGTACGTGTGCCAGGTCTCGGGCGCGTCGATACCGATTTCAGGCAACATCACGTTGACATTCGCCAACACGGTAAACGGTCCGATAGCTTGCGCGGCGAATTCCATCAAGTTGATTCAGGCCATCACCGGTATTGACTCCATATCCAACCCGGCCGTAGGCATTCCGGGCACCCTCGTGGAGTCTAGCGAAGCGTTTGAGTTCCAGCGTGAGCAATCCGTGGGCTCAAATTCGCAGGGCCTTACCGCATCCATCCAAGGGCAGGTGATCGGATTGCCGGGGGTAATTGACTGTTACACGATCGACAACCCCTCAACATCGGCGGTGCTGGTAGGGTCTACCAATTTTTCAGTAGCCGCAAAATCGGTCTACGTGGGCGTTATTGGCGGCACAGCAACAGCCATAGCTAAAGCCATTTGGACCAAGAAAAGTTTGGGCTGCGGTTACAATGGTAACACTACAATTACCGTTACCGATACCAGCGTATCTACGAATCCGACGTATTCGGTTAGTTTCAACAACAACGCCGAAAACCCGGTTACGTACAACCTAACTATAAACATCAAGACCAACACCCTCCTGCCGTCCACGATAGTGACGGATGTGCAAGCCGCGGCAAGTGGCGCGTTTTTGGGCACACTACCCGGCACGCAGCGAATTCGCATCGGGTCCACGTTTACCCCGATATCCTCCATTGCGCCATCTGTTACGACGTGCGAGGGGCCGGACATACCGGTGCAGATAGAGTCAATTTACATCGGCTCGGCATTCTCAGGCCAAGGCACCCTGACGAACGGCTCCAACGTGTTGACCATCAGCACGGCCAGCTCCGGTACTCTAACTGCGGGCACACCTGTAAAAGATGCCGCAAGCGCGATCCCTGCAGGTGCGTATATTGTGCAACAGCTTACGGGCACGGTTGGCGGGGTAGGTACGTATCAATTATCCATGAATGCGACGGCTACGGAGAGCACTGAGGCTATAACCGGCACTGCGACAGGCACCGCCGCTACGATTGGCATAGACCAGAGCCCCGTGCTGGGCACTGTGACAGTTAACCTCGTATCATGAGCGCGTCGTTTCCAACATTTGACGTTGATCAAGTGAATATTTCGCAGTTCGCGAATTCGCCCAAAGTGTCCGCATTGATAAGCGATTTTAACGCATGGTTTGATACTTCACCAAACCTGCTGCAGTTTTATAACTTGGTTTGGAACATCCTAACGGCCAAAGGATTCGGGCTGGACATTTGGGGCCGCATTTTGGGCGTCACGCGCAACATAACATTGTCGGGCACCGGTACCTATTTCGGGTTTGTGAACGACGGCGCCGGAGATTTCACGGGGTTCGGGCAAGCGCCGTTTTACAGCGGCGCGACAGATACGACAACATACACGTTATCCGATACTCAGTATTTACCCGTGCTGCTGGCGAAGGCATTGGCCAACATATCCGTATGCACGGCCCCGTTGTTGAATCAACTGCTAGCCATTCTTTTCGCAGGCTACGGCCCCGTGTGGACGCAAGACAACGGCAATATGTCCATGTCTTACGTATTCTCGTTTACCCCGACCAACGTGCAAGAGGCAATGGTCACGCAGCTCGGCATTCTCCCACATCCGGACGGCGTAGCCGTTAACATCGTCATAGTTTGAGGCAATCATGGCAGGCGCACCCGCACCCGTAGACATTTATCTCCCTTGGGCCGCTAGTGCTTCAAGCTCCTATGTTAATTCGCCCATGCCTGTGCCGTCGCAGTTGCCCGGTAGCCCTGGGCGCGCAAGTTACACGGATGGGTTTCCGCCTCAAACATTCGAATCAATTGTGTCAGGAGGAACGGGGCCTGACGGGCGCGATATGAACGGGGTGATAAAGGATATCACTACCAACATAGTCGCTTGGGGCGGCGGCCAGCGCCCACAGTTCAATTCCACGTTTGCCAGTGAGTACGGCGGTTACGCCGTGGGCGCTATTGTGGCAATGGCGAACGGTACTGGCGAATGGATCAATACTGTATCAGGCAACACAAACAACCCTGATACTGCTGCGGCGGCTACGTCTGGTTGGTTCGCGTTGACTCGATCCGGCCAAAATAGCATATCTGTAACGGGCGCCAGCACCATATTAACGGCTGTTCAAGCGGCGTGTAACATACTGAGCCTGACTGGCTCTGTAGGCACTACGGTGCAATTGCCCCCATGGCCTGGAATGTGGCTTGTGTATAACAACATAACTGCCGGTTCCGTGGCGATAGAGTCAACTGGCTCCGGTTCGTTTTTATTACCCGTGGGTATATTTACCATAGTAATCGTATCTCAAGGCGGTAATTGTTACGGTACGCTGTCTCAGCCTTCCTTTAACACGTGACGTATGCCGTCTAATTTTTACGTCAATAGCGTTGATCTGGACAGCATTTTCGCGCCCATCCAGTCCGGTATGACGCCCACGGCGCCTACGGGGTACACGGTCAACGGCGCTGACTTAAATTCCCGCTACGCGCCGTTAACTTACGGTTCTGCCGCGGGTGTAACCAATTATAAAGTTAACAGTGCGGACCTAAACACGCTGTTCGCAGCCTTTGGCTCAACCAACATCGTTATTTTGGTTGGCCCCTCCAACGTATCTGGCTCGGCTGCGGCGGGCTCACCATCTGGCACAGTTACCAGCTCAATCCCTATGACGGTGTCTGTGTCCGGCGGCCATCCGCCCTACACATACACGTGGGTAGTTTCCGGGGGCGCAGTGGCTAATAGCCCGAATTCGCCTACCACTTTCATAAGCGCGACGGTCAATGCCAGCTCCACGCTCTCGGGAACGGCGTACTGCACTATATACGACTCTACCGGACGGTCTGTAAACACCAGTTCAGCAAGTTGGCTGTTGAGTAACACGTCGGTCAATGAGATGGTATTTAGCTTTAGGGCGCAAAATACCGGTGGAGCAATAGGTTATGGTAGCCCCACTTTTTACGGTTCTGGTAACCCGGCCACGCCTGAGCCCGTGGAGTCTGCAAGCGGTGGCCAGCAGCTCATTGGCCTAGTGTGGGAGCCAGTACCTAACGCGTCCGTGGGGAGTATTGTGCTCACCATGTATGCGTTAAATGGTGTTGAAATACCCGCATCGTTTGTAACGACGTTAACATTGCCCAACACATTTGGCGGTAGCACCATTACGTTGTCGGGCGCCAGTGCAGCCATATCCCGCAATCCCAACACGAACTATACCCAGTGGACTTGGGAAGGATATGCGCAATGCTTTGTATCGGGTACTACCTATAACGCAACTGTAGTTTACAGCCCATAGGTATAGCGGGGATTACATGAGCCTTGATGAGACCAGCCGCATGATTGGCCAACTTGAAGCAAAGGTTGCGGATCTACAGAAACGCACGGTCAGCATGGATTCAAAGTTAGATAGACTACTCGCTCGATCTGTGAAAACGCAGTTGTCTATAAAACATTGGACAATGTTGATAGCGGGCGGTTCCTTGGGTGGTGGCGGGATCACTCACCTATTGCGGAGATTGTTCGAATGACTCGTAATGAAGCCATTGCGCTAATGATCCGTCTGGAGGGTGGCTTCACCGATAATCCGAAAGATCCAGGCGGCGCGACAAAGTTTGGTATCACTCAGCGCACATTGGGCTATTGGCGGTCACTGATGACCGGCCCAGCCGATGTAAAAGATCTAACCATTGCGCAAGCCACCCGTATATATGAGCTGGTGGACTGGGCACAAATTCACGGTGATCAGCTCCCGGCCGCTCTCGCCGTGCTGGTGCTCAACAGCGCCGTTAACCAAGGTGAGCCCACGGCTGTTCGGCTGCTTCAAGCCGCGCTGAAGTTGCCGCAGACGGGGGTGATGGGTGCACCGGAACTCGCGGCAATCGCCACGTGGCATTCCCCTTACATGCCCGAGCAGACGCTTGCCGAGGAGTATTGCGCCCAAGTTGCCGTGCGGTATGCCCATTTAGATAGCACTGAGGCGGTTTTCGAATTGGGCTGGTTTCGGCGGCTAATGCGGGTGTATACTGCCGCAGTTAAAGCCTGAGGTGCCTATGACGAGTGCCGAGCTGCGCATGCGGTTAATTCTGGCGAGCGTTGTCCTAAAGACTTTAGAGCCCTACGCCAAAAGATACGGCGTGGATCTGAGTCTAGATGATGTCATCAACCTATTCATCGTGGCGGGCAGTGCATGGCATTTCGTAACACCTTATTTAAAGCGTTTTTTCCCTACAGAGCCGGTAGCACCGGCGAAGGTAAACCCATGAACACTGCCGAGACCCAAGTTGTTGCCGCAGCGGTACCCGAATTGGTCGCCGCCCTTCAAGCGTTCAGTCAGTTCGAGACGGACGTTGGTACCGATCCGACCCAGTGGCCTGTCCGGTTCCCCGCCGCAAAACTCAAATTCCTGGGCACCGTGGGGTTGCAGCTTCAGCCCCTAATCGGCGCCGAGGTGACCGCTGGGGAAGGTATCATCAATTCCACCACGGCTGGTTGGATCGCGAAGCTTCAGTCATTGGCGGCATCGGCGACGGCTCCCAAAACAGCGTAGCTGATTAGTGATTCATTTCCTGCATGGGATTCGAACCGGCGCCCGCACCGAGGTAAAAGGGCTCATCCCCTACCTTATGGGCGCCGGTTTCGATGTAGCGTATCCCGACTACGGCTACGAATTGGAGCTTGAGACGCGCTTTGTCAACCCTATGATCGTGGGATCTATCCTCCCCTATATCAAGCCGGGTGACATCCTGGTAGGCCACAGCAACGGCTGTGCGCTCATTCTGGACCTATTGGACGCAGGTGCGCCCGCTACCCGACTCGCACTCATCAACCCGGCCCTGGAAACGTGTCCAGTGTTCCCTGAGCGGATTATCGCCGTAGACGTGTATTTCAACCCAGGCGATACGATCACCGAAGCTGCAGCCATTGCTGAGCGACTGGGCTGGGTTGACCACGTGTGGGGCGAAATGGGTCACGCGGGGTATCAAGGGAGTGACCCACGCGTGGAGAATATCAATTGCGGACAGCAAACACTGCTTCCCAGCGTTCATGGGCATTCAGATATTTTCACGCCCGACAAACTTAAGGACTGGGGTCCTTATATTGCACATCGGCTGGCGGCACTTGTTTAGCCATAGCTTTTAACTGCCGTTTCGTACATCCCCCTAGTTTTGCCCTATATCGCGCCCGAGCTGCGGCTTTCAGTTTTTCCCGATTGGCCGCGTAATACTTCGCCGAGGCGCGCTGTTTAGCGGTCATTCCCATTTCCCGTGCATGTAGGTTTCCTCGGCGCCTGGGGCATATACGGGCCATGGGCGGCCCCAATCGTCAATAGCCCAGGGTTTGCCAGCGTTCACAATGCTCAAGTACTCCTCCTTGCTGCCGCGCCCTTCCTCAACTTCAGCCACGATTTCGTCATGGGTTTGCATCACCGGTAAGTATATGCCGGTTTCATCCAACGCGCAAAGTGCGTCAGCCTGGAACTCGCGCGCCACTTTGGCCACTACGTTCTGCGTCTCCACTCCGCCATAGAGGAACATTTTTATCCAACCCGGTGCGCCTTTCTTCGGGTTAGAGTTCCAGCCGTAGTAACTAAGCTCAAGTTCCCACGGGCTCGCATACGGCCTATCAGACGGGCGCAATTCAGGCTGATGATATATCAGCGGGTCTCCATCACCGGGGGGCATGCAGTAGAGAGCGTCACCGAAGCACATGAATCTAACTCCACGATACGCGTAGCACTGCCCGCGATCGAGGACCGCGGAGATAGCCGCACCCTCAAGGCCGTACAGCTCTGGTCGCTCATTATCCGTAAACTTTCCTCGAGTTTGGCCGCCCCAAAACTCGGTGATTGCGGGTTGCTTGTCTCGAACCAACTTGATGATGCGTTTGATGTTTTCATCGCTACCTAATAGCTTATCGGCCCCGAATCGTTTCCAGCCGTCTATCCACGCGCCGAAGTCAGCCGAGAGCACAGCCAGTTTCCCTAGTTGCCTATCGTCATGATGCTTGTGGTGTTTCTCGGCGTAATCGATATAAAACTGCATTGGCGTCCCAGTGATTTGAGATGCCATAGCGAGATAGATTGATTCGCGCGCGTGGAATACGTCCAGGCGCCATTTCTCGCCGGCTAGGGCTGACGTAACAACAGCCTGGATGGCACTGTAGTCACTAGCAATAAGCCTGCAGCCAGGACGGGCAATCACCAGAGACCGGAGACAGTCGGCGATAACCTCAAGCGCATCGCCATAGGCAGATTCAACAAACTCAAGGCTGCGGCTAGCAATAACACTAAGTGCGCGTTCCACCTTTTCGGGTTTGTCTAACCTACCTTTCCATAGGTTGGCCATCTGGACGCCTTGACCGTTCCACAGAAACGTGTGAGCGGCAGCGTAGGCATATTGGTGGCGCAGACGACCATCTGCACATACCTGGGCGCGCATGGCGTACAGCTTCGCAACTGAGCTGAAAGCCATCGTCTGGCGGATCTTGGCCACGCGGCGCACTGCGTCCGGTAAACCCTTGTCGTCAATGGCAGCGGCTACGATATCTTTATCAAACTTGTCGAAGTGCACCCCGTGGGCGCTGCGGAACCATTTGAGCATCTTGGCGCTCTCGGCGCCTTTCTGCACTGCGCCGTTGGTGATTACGCACAACTCCGCATTATACTTTTCGAACACCTGTTCCATGACGGCTATGCAATCGTCCATAGCCTTGGTGTTGATCTGCATGCCGCGCTCATTCATCCGGGCAGACATTCCTGACACACGCCGCTCTCGCGGCGATAGATCCGGTATGAGTGCGTTAGCGCCCATTTCAGACACTACGTCAGTATCGTTATATCGATACAGCCTTGCAAAATCCTCAGCCGCGGTTTGAGGCGTCCAACGTAGCGCAGGGTTCGCATTCGTCGGATTTTGAGGCACTGTTAGCTTGCGTATCAGCTCATCACCGGCAGCGTCCTTTTGCACCATTTTAAGTGGTTGCCCCGGCAATACGTTCCGGTTCAATACTTTGCCAACATTCTTCAGAGCGCGGGGATAGCCTGCTACCGCGGCCTTGTCCATGGTGTCTTGACATTGCTCCATGCGCAACACGGGCCAGTTCCACTTAGGCACACAGTAAAAATTCCACACTTCCCACTCGAAACCTAAAATATTCCAACCCCCGAGGGGGTGGCCGTCTGCCACGTGGTCTAAGAGGTGCCATGGTTGATTGTTGCCGATTATCAGCGGCTCACCTCCATCACCTATTTTAAAGGTTTCGGCATTCGGCACCCAGTGCT